GTAACACTTGGACCAACCAGACTGGTACCTGCACAATGCACAATGTAGTCTGGTTCGTAATCTTTAATTAGATCTATTGATCCAGGACTAGCAAAGTCATCATGTCTAAAGTGCTTGATGCCTTTTAGTGTGTGTTGTCTGCGTTCTTTATCAATAACAAACACTTCGGCGCCATGTTGCGTAAATGCTCTAGCAACATGGCTACCCACATAACCACATCCACCTGTAATGACTACCTTCATCTGTTCTTGATTGTTGAAATTAATTTACCAGCACCAAAGTACTCGTCTTTAAGTTTAAGTGCTTGTTTATTAACTAGGTTAGTGTACTTGTCGTAATTTTCTATATAGTCTACAATAGTATCACAGACTTGCTGTTTATGTTCTCTGTAATTTTCAAAGTTTTGAGTCCATTCACTTGGATACTTAAACTCAGGCAATGCCATCTCACTATAACTTAACCTGTCAGGCACCATGGGAATAGCACCCACTAATGCTCCTTCGTACCAACTTATTCCAAGTGTTTCTTGTAAGTTAGCACTAAAAACAATTTTAGCTTCACCTAACAGATTATGATATTCGTTTTTTGTAAGTTCTTGCTCTTGACACATCACAAACTCGTACTGTGGCAATGATGCCTTTAAGTCTCGGAATATCTCAGGTTGTTTTTCTGGAGCAATCCTGTGTGGGAAAAGTATCAAGTCCCGCTTGGGTATGTTGTTATGTGGCGCAAGAGTATCTGCCATATACTCCATAGGCCAACCAGTGCGAGTTATCTTCCCATCACTGAACATTCCATCAGCCCAGGTAATTTGCCAAGGATGATGGAGTACACTGTAAAACATTTTAATATGAAATACACTAGCAAAGAAGTTATGATCAAACACTTCGTACATGCTTTTTTCAGCGTGTCTGACCCAAGGCTTGTCACCAATGAGTCTTCCTAAAAAGTCTTCTGGATCATAACTACCAGCATGCCAAAGCCCACCTATCTTTATGTTGACACCTAACAACTCTGCCATATACTTTAACTGTATAACAGTAGGGTTCCAAGCATCAGTATAAAGGAAGTAGTCACCGTCTTTAACTTTGCCAGAACAAAATAGTTCACCTATTTGTTCTAGTTGTTTAGACTTGTACACATTAGTGCCACCAAAGTTTAAGAACGCACCTGGCGTTGTTGCTTGTGGTGTCTCACCGCCACTTATAACAGTAACAGGCTCGTCCAGTTCTCTTTGTAGGAGTTCTGGGACATGAGTCTTCCACTGTTTAGTATAACGTGTGTCTACTGCTTCTAAGTCTACTAGATATATCATCGACTTACGTAAGGTTTCTTTACAAAGTACCAAGCATCCTTGGGTCGTTTACCATTTAGCACACGTTGATATTCTCCCCATGGCGTTTTCTCATGATATAGGTGTCGTTCGTCAAAGTTGTATCCTTGCTTAACACAGAACTCACGGTAAGCGTCAAGGTCATCATAAATTTGATTAACCTCTGGCTTCATTGTGAGATATTTTTTTAGCCAACTAGCGGCCATTTGTTTCTCCTTGAATGTTAAAAGATGAATATCCCATAAGATTTCCTATTTCCTCATGCGTATCCATAAAGTTTAAATTTCGTAATTTATCTTTGTTTTGTATAAAGTTACAAAATTCTGTTCCATCAACTTGTTTAGAATTTTTTAGTAAGTTCAGCACAAAATTTAGTTTTGGATATTGATCAGTAAACATTGATAGTCTTTCTATTAGAACATCTTTTGCTTCTAATGTCAAGTTGTTCAACGATAACTGAGACGGTTTATGTACATCACCAAAGTAAAATGTTTGGTAGTTGTATCTTGAAATATGCGATAACAGTTCTGGCAAGTACAATGCATTTAAAATACTTACTGCTATTGCAAAATGTAATTTAATATGATTGTGTTGTTTTGTTAAATTATCAAATTGGCTTACGTTACTTACCCACTTATCCCATTTTCCCAAATAGCGTTCATATTCAAATCGCTCGTTTGTGTTGTCTACACTTATGTGTATGAATACCTCTTTAAAGTGATGTAACTGGTTGCATATATCAGGGAATTGTGTACCATTGGTTATAATTTGAAAAACACAATGTTTACTATGCCCTGAATCAATTAATCTTTCGATGACTCGTAAGATATTTTTATTTAGCAGTGGTTCGCCACCCAATATTTCAAAGTTACGTATAGTTGAAATATTTTTATCCAGTTCTTTCCATATAGTGCTGTTTTCGTCTAATGTGTTTAGATGGATTTGTAACTTTTTATATCGTGGATCTTGTTTAATGTTGGCGTACTGTGAATCTTTAAGTTCCTCTACAGACAGTATCGAACTAGATCGCGGTTCACAAATCACACAACCGAGGTTGCACAAGTTACTGAAGTGTCCGTTAAGAAACTTCATCTCACCTTCGCCTTCCCAGTCTATTTCTCCGTATACATTGTTCAGCTTGTACTTTGAATGCGTAAACCTGGTAGATTTGCCCTCTGGCGCATCTAAACAGTTCTTCTTACATCCTTCTGGCTTTATGCCTTGTCTAAACTGTTCCCTTATCAATTTCATGTCGCTTGAATTTTGCATGTATTCAAACGAATCTTTACTAGCATCCAATAGAGTACCGTTATGCTTTAAGTATGAACCATAAAAATCACAGCACGGCTTAACGTAACCTTGTGGCTCTACATGAATGCCAGCCCACGGATAAGGACAAAGTTTCTCTTGGACATTAAAAGTTGGTGTGTAATTCCCTGTTTCTAGTTCGTCAGGAATATTATTTTTTTTAACTTCAATGTTATTACTTGCAAAAAAATCATGCACTCTGGTTTGATTAGTAATGACCAATACAAATGCATTAGGAATCTTACACAATTCTATTGTTTGTATAACGTGCAGTAATACTTCTTGGTTGACATCACTGTTGTTCAAAAATATGAACTTGTAGTTGTTAGGATATTGTTGTTTAATAAATGGACTTATCTTTTTGTATAAAAAAGAAGAAGGCATAGTCGCAATGGTTTCTAACGCTACGGTCATATCAAAATCATATACCTTCCGGAGAAGATCTAATAACATTTAATATATTTTTGTTTGGGCTTGTTGGGATGTATTGTAAGTTATTTGGCAGCCATTCTCACCATCTTCGCTTACTTCAATTGTAACCACACGATCCGGGTAACGGTCTGCAATCTGTAAGTACAAGTCATCTGCAATCATTTCGCAAGACTTATAATTTAATTCAAGTACGCCTTCGACGTCATAAAGTCGTTGCATCCAACGCTTGAATTGAATAAATTCAATGTCTCTGTCGTTGTGGAACACTTCAATTCCTACCCTAAAGTGGAATATGTGTCTATGTGGCACGCCCAAGAAACTAACATCGTCCCACCCACCTGTTGCAAGTTTAGGATCTGTGTCAGCCCCTGGATACATGTGAACACCTTCTTTCTGGAAAGTAACCCAAATGTCCCTACGTGCATGATGCATGATTTGATCTACGGTATTTCTTTGTGATTGGTTCATATAGTTATTGTACAACTAATTAATTGAAATGTCAAACATCAGAGCTTACGTACTCTAATGCTTCTAGCATATCATTTGCATGTGCAATTTTTTCCAATTCTTTTTCTACAGTTTCGGAAAAGTCGATGTGTTCAGCAACGCCCTGTGGGCTTGCTATAAACAACTCAACGTTTGTCCTTGCAATAGCAATTTGATTTTGGTACTTTGCTCTGAGATTGTCAATGATTTGCTTTTTCATTTTACTTCCTCCTCGATTATTTGGTCGTTGGTATATTTAGACCAATCTGTGAATAGTTTTCTTTTTTGTAAGCTGTGTACGCTGTGGCACCATACACCAGGATTTGTTGCTTCGTAATCACTATCGTCAATCTTTAATGTAGCATTGTAATTTAATTTACGTATGTTGGGCAGTTTAACACTTATCATACTAATAAAACGATTACAATCCTGGAGATCCAGTGACATTACCTCGTTGTGATCGTTAACATCATAGTCCAGTGTTACCCAATAACCTTCGTCAATGCAACTGGTAATTAAAACGTCCCATTCTGACAATATGCCGTCCCAGGTTCCAAAACTTTGATTAGCACCCAAGTAGATATGTTCTACGTCATGTCTGAGTGCTTCTCGTAATACCTGTTCTGCGGGTACAAGCCCAACAACAAATAATGTTTTCATTCCATAGGTTGCTGAGTGTTCTACTTCTGTTCCCAGGAACATTGTGGCTTGTTCGTGTCCTTCTCGATTCATTATGCCTCCGGCCAGTTTGTTAAAAATTGTTTGTATGCTTGGTCAAAACCTTGACGTCTAAGATATACTTCATTTGGATCCCAGCGCCATACTCTATCAAAATAAGAATTATATGTATCTTCCACAGTATCGTCGTAGTACATGCATGATGGTATGTGCCCTTTAACTATCCAAAACAGTTCACATGCATCTTTTAGTATTGGGTTATCAGTAGTCGTCTGTTTCCGTGCTATCATAATAATCTGTGTCCTCTGGGTCTGGTCCTTGGTCTAATTTTTGAATACGATATATTTCGTCTTTGATTCTAAGTTTTTCTTTTTTAAGCTGGTTTAATTGATAATCATTCCAATGCACATTCCCTTGTAGGTTATTAACCTGTTGGTTTAGGGTTTCGTGCGCTTCTTCTAAATCGTTTAGTCTAAGCTGGTATGACATTATGCGGCTTCCTCAAATAAGTTTTCATATTGTGCTTGTGGCGAAACAGTTTTCTTTCCTGTGTTGCCTCTGGTTCCAATAATTTCCATCCAGTATTTGTTATGGCTTTGGATTATCTCGTCTGCTTCAGCACGGTCAGGTGTTGCAAATATGCGGTCTACTACATCTTTAAACAATACTCTACCAGTATTGTTGCGCATCATACGTGGGTAGTTACCTGCATCAAACTCTCTGTTTGCACGTTGCACACTTTCGATATGTGTCCAAACATTGTGGCCCATTAACAGTGCATAACTGAAACTATCCCAACTGGTCTTGCCTTCTTTACCTATCTTATTCAGATCACCGGGTGCGTAAACACAAACATCTTTCATTTGTGTACGCGAACTCATAGGGCTTTCTTCGAAAGTACCAATAAGGCCATCTTGTAGTGCGGCACTACCGTAAGGCCTTGTGTCTGATGAGTATTTCCTATCATCAGCTATTGGACTCATTCTATAACTCCACTTGCCGTCGTGTGGTAACGATATCTCATGATATACTTGACCATTTGCTGTTGCTAAAAAAGGTGATGCACAATCGAAACTTATTGTAAAGTTCGGGTTTACATATTTGCGAACTGCACGTTGTATGGTAGTTAATAACACCGCCCATTCAAGTTTGCTTGTTCCCAAGAAGTGCATCCAATCATGTTTACCTTGTTGTAATAGGTTATCGTGACGCAGTGCAACTAACCGCTTTAACACCAAGTGTACGTCACACATGTTTTGTCCACCCATTCCCCAGCCGTCAAAGTGTCTGTCTGGATACTTATTGGGGTCACAGAATCCTTTCATCTCTTCATACCACTCGTCTGCACTGGTGTGATCACTTCCTTGCAGAACGTTTAAGAAGCGGGTTCCGCCATTGCTGACGCCTTTGCGATGCTTGATGAAGTACTCGTTGTTGAATTTGGTTGCGTCTACTGCTTGTTGTATTGTTTTTATTTGACATGCGTCACTAGCCTCTTTATTTTTAAAAACCCAAGTCGGGATATCGAGCCCCATTCCGTAATCAGCAGTATTGTCTAACCAATTAAGTACAAGCCCTCTTTTCTTTTGTGCTTTAGGACAGCCAGAGTTAGCCTTCCAGTCTCCTTCCCAAAGCCCTTTACCAATTTGGAAACCACCAGAGTCACCTAACATTAGAGTATTTGGATCACGTTCACGTACCATATTCTCTTTGGGATCGTCTTTTGCTAGATCTAAGTTAGCATGTCCACCTGAATACAAACTCCACTTGTATGGAAACAATCCTTTTTGATCATTTAACCAATTCATTTGTTCCATGTCTTGAATAGCCGCAGGCATGCGGTTAACATCAACATAATCGTTGTTAACACGTTGTTTGCCTATAAATGTTGCGTAGAAGCCAGAAATGGCAGGCAAGAATATTGCGTAGTCGTTTTGTTTTGCTGTTAGGTTATCTTGATCCATGCAATCTTTCGTTGATGTTTTTACCTTGGACATAACTATTTATTTTGTTCGCCCGCTCGATAAAACTGTACTGTTGAAATGAGATCATAATCTTGTTGATAATGTTCTGCAAGATGTATTTCATACATAGTATTATTATAAACTATATTTTTAAAATAATCAATTAGATTTTTGTTATCAAAGTTGTTTACACTGACATTTTTAAACGGTTTATTAGCCAAACTGTAACTTAAATTATGTGTGTTAAAGTAATGATCTAAATTTTTGTTTAGGTGTTGATCACAATAAAAATAAGTTGGGTTAATTAAAAATTGACCAAATTCTTCAATGAACCAACTTTGTTGTTCTGTATGATCATCGAACACCACTTGGTCTACAATCAAGTTACTGACCAGATCGTTTGTCTGTTCTAAAAAATGACTACTACCAAAATCTTTGCAGAATAGGTTTGTTGTGATATGCTGTGCTATTCCTGTAAACCAACGGTCAATAGGGTCACGCAGTATAACTATAGTTCCGACAGTCTCACGACGAACACGCCTGACACTGTTATGCAACATGACCCATTCCTGCTCAACAAGGTTTTCTTTTAGGAAGGTACTAGCATTCTTTGGTATGTTTAAGTAACACAATCTAGTGGGATCGTGGAACATACAGGTACCACTTACATATCCTCTACGTTCCCAATAACGATCACGTACCCGTTGTGTCATTACTTCTGTTGTGCTGGAAGTATATAGTTGTAAACACCTAGTCCTGAATCAACAGTGATCTGTGCGGCTCCCTCATCACTAAATTTAATCATCTTATCGCCTGACAGACTTAGTATACTGATAACAGCGGCTACAGGCCAATTCCAACCTTTGCTCAGTGTACCTTCAACATCATGTGCAAACACAAAGTCACCTGCATGTGTGCTGTGATCGCCAAAGTAGAACTTCAACTTGTTGTCTTCTGTCTTTGCAATAAAAGTAGTTTCTTCGCTGTTTGCACTAGCCATGTGCTTTAGTCTTTGAATACTGGCTACACTTGGCTCAATCTCTACGCCCCATTTAACACCTCGGAACTTAACTGCTTTGAGCTTGTCGTTTACAATTTCACTGCTCATAAACCTGTAATCGTTCTTAAAGTCACCTGCGGCATTTTCAAAGTTTACACCTGCTGGCCCAGCGTCAGTTTTGCTTACTGTAAGTTTGGCATCTTCGCTGTACTCTGGAATATTAAGAATTGTGTTTAGTTTGCCTAGATTTGGCATACCAAATGTTCCAACAAAATCTGGAACCGGATTGTGAAACTGAGCCTGCACAATAGCACTTCTGTCTTCGCTAACTGCATCAACTTTTGTTTCTGTTGCAGTGCCTGTGACTTTTACCAACTCAATAAAGCCAAGAGCATGTGTGTGTTTTACTATATCTTGTAAATAATCTTTCATTTGTACCTCCGTTAAAGATGATTAATTATAACAGATTGTATTTAGAAAATCAAGTCTCAGAGTATAATTTTATTTGCCCTAACGCCTGTGCTACTTTTACTGTGGACAGCTCTCCTGGCTTTTTGAATTGTATCCAGCTCATTGGAGTAAATGGTGTGTTTACGTAATCTCTATGATCGTGATACTGTAAACCAATACTTTCGCACATGGGCACAAGTAAGCTCATTGGACAATAACTTTGTACGCTACTTTCAGCCATGGCTGCACCGTAACCATGATCTGCATTATTGTAGGTAAACATTATAATACCACCTGGCCTTAACCAAGTGTGCGCTTTGCGCATCCATTGTTTGATAGTATCAAATGCAAGATAATTAAAGAAGTTGTAACTAAGAACAAAACCAAATTGATTTTCTGGCAGATCGTTTATGTTGTTGTCTTTTATTTGGTACTGCCTGACTCTAGGAATGTACTGTTTCGTAAACTGGTGCACTGCATTATGCATAAACTCTTCTGTGTAATCAGATATGTATAATGGATCACCAGCAACTAAAAATTTAGTCCAGTCCCCGTCGCGGCAACCTATCTCTAGTACAGGATATCTATGTTCTACATGTTTTCGAATTACTCCTAGCATGTGCATATCTGGACTACCAGTTTGGTCTAATCTAATATTCCGCCAGTGTCGCATTGTTCTAAGATTTTGCGTTAACATTCCGTAAGAATCAAAGTCACTCTTTAGCTCACGCTCAAGTGCATAACTTTCTGTAAAAAACTTTTGACTTTGTTTCAGTATTTCTGCATCAATATCCGCAATTGTCTGCTCAATCTTGGGTTGGTGTAAGGCTAATTGATCTTTAATTGTTTGATAATGATCTATAGAAATGTTTACAGATCCGGTAAATCTAGGATCAACACCTAGAATAATATCTTGGTAGTGCTTGGTAATTTTATCAAGCTCGGCAGATAATGGAGCTAGGTCAGGCCCACTTCTGAGGGAGTTTTTGGTGTTTACAAGATCTACGAGGTTCATTGAATATCACTATGTAATTGTACATAGGTATTTATTCGAAGCTGAACAAGTCGTCAAATGTTGTTTTGATGTTGGTATGTGCAGGAATATCCCATTTAAGTACACTTAATAGGTTCTCTACTTTCTGATCCACAATAGTTGCCTCCATTAGTGCATCATCAAATGGCAAGTCCTTAAACCACTGTGGGATATGTGAAACATCTGTTGGATACCCTACACTCTTGTAACCCATTGGGTTCTCTTTAAGTTTGCACACAATAGTTTTCATACCATCAACAATGTTTTGACTGTAGTTGTCACCATGCATGCGTTTGAGATAGTTCCAGTTCATTGCGGCTCTTACATGGCCAGGCATGTTTGCTTTGCCTTGCGCTTTTTCAGCGGCAGTGTACTTGGTTAGATTGTTTACACGCTTGGGAGTACCTTTTTCCCATGCTGGACGCTGTTGGAATGCAATTTTAAAGTCGCGAACCTTATCATATATCTGTTCTTTGGTTGATCCTGTTAGTACACCAAGTAGTATATCACTTAGGAAATTCTGTACAACCGGCGGAGTATCACTTCGCTTCAAGTCAAGTCCCATGGCTTTAACTTTGCCTGGTTTGCCGCCGCCGTCGAGTCTAGTACCTTCCATGTCATATATCAGTGCCGCATAACGCTTCTTCTTAATGTACAAGCCTTTAGTTGCAGTAATCTCTCTACCACCTTTGATCAATGCGCCATTTTCACGTGGGCAGTGACAGGCTTTTTCCATGAACAATGGAAAACTTTCATTAAGTTGGTCTGAGATGCTATCATACACTTGTGTAGCAATGTCTTTGTTCCATTCCATTTTACCGCTTTCGACATCATCTTTAATAGCGGGCCATGCAGTGAAGTAACAAGAATCAGTATCACCATACACAACTGCATCACCAGTGTGATCATATACACCTGTTATGGCTTCGTTAACAAACGCATCCATGTGCTTGGCAATGATACGACCGGATAGTGTAGTACTTTGTCCAATACGTTTGTCAAAGAATCTACAACCTGGATTAAGAATAGCGCCATACAAACTGTTCAAGTTAATCTTCTTAACCAACTGTCGTTTATCCCAGAATGCAATATCATCATCGGACTCAGCGTCACGCTTCTTTGCTTGTAGTTCTTTACGTTCGGCATACCAACGTTCTAACAATCCTGGTACAATAGCCTTTTTTTCATAACTGAATATAGTACCGTTAGCACTGATCATCCAAGGTTTGTTACTGTCAAATATCAGTCTCCAAATGTCAGCGGCACTCATTATATCACTGCTACCATCTGCTTCCCAGTCTACAGTAATCTCTGTGCCAGGCTCTCCATTCATTACCGCTTGATACTCAAGGCTACCGAACATGTTTTCCCAACTATCAGCAAAACTCTTTCCAGCGTCCTGTTTTTCCTTGATGTACCTGTCTGTCATTATCGGTCTGAGTTGTCCGATGATGCTTTCTTGCGCCATGTTGAGGGCCCTAATAGCACTGGGATAGAGTGAGTTGATGTCGATTGCTCCGATCCAGTCGTGCATCCCTTTTTTGGGATGAGCAACATAGGCACCTGCCGCTTGCGTTTCTCCATGTTCTTCTTTTCCTTTCCTATTAGGTACAACCATACCACGCTGATGTGCCTCATTAATAATAGCCTGCTCTGTAACTGCCACTGCACCCATTGTTGTTTGTAGCAGTACGGTATTATCATGCGCTAGTTCGTTTGCAAGATCTAAAAAACGTAACTTCTTGTCCATCTTGCCTAGCAACGCGGTATCCTGTCGATTGTACTCAATAAAGGTCTTGAAGTCTTTGTTATACAACTGATCAAGTGAGCCTTCGTATTGTGTTTTACGTTCACCTAGTTCGTGTTCACCAATTGCATCTAGTGAATAACTGTGACGTTCTTCGTATGTGTATTTGCGATACAGTTGCATATAGTCCATATGCACTCTGCCTATTAAATCAAATGTTAGATTCTCTGCACCAAAACGTTCAAATGTGCGTTGCTTGGGTAGTTGCCCCCATAGGCACCAACGTCTATTGTCATCGTTGCTAAGTACACGCTTTATGCGCATGACCAAGTAAGGAATATCAAAACCTTCACTGTTCCAACCCGACAGTATGTCAGCATCTTCAATTAAATCTAAGAATGTGCCCAACAGTTCTTCTTCACGTTCGAATAAGAAACAGTTTTCGAAGTCTTTGCATAGTTCTTCTGCACTTTCCCAGCTAAGTCCTTTGGGAGGAATAGCCAGTGTGATCAACTTGTCCATCCAGTCGTTGTACACAGTAATTGCAGTTACTGCATTGAACGGATCACTAGGTGGACTGAATCCACGTTCAGGGTCAAAGTCGACCTCAATATCAAAGAAGCATGTTTGCAGTTTAGGTGATTGTTGTCCCAGGTAGTTTTCTTCTAAACAGCGGAACACTGGATTAATATCCGATTCCCATAATCTCTTTCCGCCGTTCACACGCATTTCTTTTTGAAACTCTTTGCCGTTGCGTGTACTGAACCTATTCACAGGGCTACCATACACTGTACGGAACTTGCCCTTGGGATCATCATAGTAGAACACATAGTTAGCAGGAAACTCTTTGTATACACGTTCCCCATTGACACGCTCCACGACATGTATGCGATCTGCTTTTCTATCAAATAATGCGTCTATGTAACTCATATTACCACCATCCTGATGCTACACCGTATCCGAATATGTTAACACATGCGAACCAGCTGGTCAATAAAAACGGAAAAGGTAAACTTCTACGTAGATATGCAATTGCACCTGTGATACACCCTACAAAGAAACCAGGGTATACCAAGAGCATGTTGGGAGAATCTGCTGTTGCGGCCAATAAAGCACTTGCACCGACAGTTGTTATAAAACTAATCAGCTCGAGATAAAATGCTGTGCGATCACTTGTGTAACTGCTGACCCAAAACTTCTTCATGTTTTTCAATTAAAGGGTACGGCCGACAGTTTCGAGAATCGTGTTTAGATCTTCGTGATCAGCGTTTTCGTCTGTGAGTTTGGATTTAAATGCAATACGCACAGCTTTCTTAAGAATACTGGGTTTAATTTCCATTTCTTCTGCAACTGCTTTGATTGTATCACTCAAACCTGCGCTGAGATCTTCTACTTCTTGCATTACTGCAATACCTTCGTTAACAACCTGTGTGAGTTTTGCTTTTTGCTCTGAACTGAACATTCTTGATGACATTACTGATCTCCTGTTAGTAAAGTATACTATTATACAGTATCTGAACTAATAAAACAAGAGGTTTAGGATATTATTTGGATAGGTTGCAGTAGGTTGGATCTTGGGTAATTGCGCACTTAACTGCATTCATGCCTTTTTGTAATACCCTACCGCCAGCCTCTCGTGCAGTACCTTCTGGGTCTAGTATTACTTTACCAACTGTCCTAGGGCTTATTCCTTTTTGATCAGCTGACTTACCAGTGCTGTAATCAGGTGGTCCTTGTTCTTTCATACCACGTGTCTTAGTAGCAACGTTCTTGGCTTTGCCTTTGCGATTCTTTTTGGGATCTTCTCTACGCTTTTTAGCCGCACTGCTTGAACGGCCTTTCTTGCCTAGTGCTTGTGCTTTTGATTGTGGTAAACACTTTGGCTTACCTTCTTTGCTTGATCCTCTCGCACAGTCGCCACGTATCTTACCATCTGGACCAAAGCGGACCCACTTCTCTTTGAACCATTTCTTTAGGTCTTCACTAACACCATCTTCAAATATCAAGTTGCCATGCTCGTCTAGTGATACTGCATCTGCAGATTCATTTTTAACACAGTTAGGCACACGTTTGCCGAACATGGTTTTCATGCCCTTCTTTTCGTAGCCTTTCCAGCATTTTTCTGTGATAAAGTCTGTTAGTCTCATTTCTATTCTATGCCTAATTAAGTTTTTTTTACGACCCAGGTGACCTAGCGGCATGCCACCTTAGCAAACGTAGTGCCTTTTCAATAATCGTAGCGGCTCTACTAGGACCAACATTTAATTCTTCACCTATCTCTTTAAAGGTCATGTTATGCATGAACCGCATTTCAATTGCATCTGCAAGTCTGTCACTATTAGTGGTTTTACTATTTCTAAGGCTAGTTAACAACTTGTCAACATCCAATTTGCTATCCATTTCTACATTTTCGTTGCTTTTCTTTTTACTGTTGCCCCAGTTCTTAGCACCTTTTTTACGGCACTGTACTAATGCACCACTTGCGTATGCACTAGGCCACACTTTGTAACGACTCTTGACCTTATGGTAGCAAGCGTCTTTCTCACCTGCGGCTTCATCAAACTGTGCTTCGGTCATAATTTCATTGTCGTGTGAATCAATAAACTCTATAAACTCTTCCATTTCTTCACGTGCAATTATGGGTCCGCCCCTGGGATTAAACTTAACTGGTTTTACTGTTTGCGTTGATCCTGCTGTTTGCTTTGATCCATTACGTGCAATTATGGGTCCGCCCCTGGGATTAAACTTAACTGGTTTTACTGTTTGCTTTGACCCCTTTGTTACTGTCTTAACTGGGGGAGTATATGCTTGTGGCGTAGTGCTTTTTGGTTGACTAAGTGAACCATATGCATCACCTATTGTGCCAGTTGCAAGATTTGCATTTCTATCAAGTTGATATTGTGTAGACTTATCTACAATAGGTGCTGGCTTTTGCTTTTTATTTTTTGTGAAGTTATTAATATACACTGTGATTACTCGCTATACTGAGTGAACTGTTTCTTCTGTTGGTTAAGAGCTCTTCTTTGCAGTGCTAGTTGTTGCTTCTCTGCCCTCTTTTGATTACTTGCCGCGGCAAACTGTGCAACAGATGCTGGATCGTTTGGATTAGGTGGAGCCACTGGTTGTTTTGATACTGCCAGTGATTGCTGTGTCAACCCCTTAATTTGTTTTTCAAGATTATCTTCTTGCGAATCAGCTTGCTGTTGTTGTGCTTTTTGATCTCTGCGTAACTGTGAAACTTCTGTTCGGTCCATACTTGACCCACGGCTCATCCCTGATCCAGGAGCACCATACTCTTCAAGCTCTTTGCGTAACTGTTCTGCGATTTGCTCTACAGACTCTTCAGCGGCACCACCACCTACAAGTTTTCCCTGGAGTGGGTGCTTTTGGTAAGGAACTGTACGCTTGGCAATCTTAACTGCGTCTGTACCACGAACTTGATCACCAGGTATTTGTTTAGGCGTTGCCTTTTCGCCAGCAAATGGATAGTTGTCGTCCATTTTTTCCAGTAGATCTTTCATCGAGCTCATTTGTTGTACACGCCTTTGCCAAATTTAACTTTGCCCTGCTTGCTACTGTTTTTGTAGGTGTTCGGTGTTCTACCAAGACCAATTGCTTTTTCAAATCCTGTACCACCATCACCAGTTGGTGCTGTAGCAACAGAGCCTGCACCTGTGGCACCTGCACTTGCTGTTTCGTCTAGTATCTTGTCCATTGCATATTCTGCACCTTCTGGAACAAAATCCATCATAGCATCTGATGATTGGCTAACTTGCTCATATTCTAAGTGATGCTTAACACTACTTAGATAATCAGTTGCTTTGGTAATTTTTGCTTGGACCCAACCTTCAAGTCCTTCTCTTTCACTTATGTTTTTAAGCATGCGATGAAGTTCGATAGCATATTGTGCGGCATTATATAACTGACCACGTGCCATCTGTACTTCGTGATCTCGGTGCATTACTTCTGCATCGTTGGCTATAGCACAATCTGCTTCGTTAATAAAATCTTTAGTTTTCATAGTTTAATACCTGTAATAGTTATATTTAGCTCTGTTTAAGATCGCAAACGAAAGTCCACTGCTTGAGATCGTACCCGTCTTTTCCTGGCTGTTCGGGTTGTTCTTTGTTGTCTATTAGCAGATTGTTTAGTTTAAATTCACCATGTGTTGACACATTTTCAATTTTTACCACATGTGTGCCAGGCGGTAAATCACACACAAGATTTTCTTTTATATATGTTTCGTGACCTGCCCATACAAATGTACGTTCGGTGATCAAGTGACCATCAACAAATATTCTATAAACTGGAGGAGGCTCATCATGCCAGGCCGCTTTAACATCAAACGTCATAGTTCGATGTTGTGTGGTATCCATTACTCTCTATTTCCGCAATAAGGACAAGGTTTACCAATTGGTATATATACCAACGGGTGCCCATCCCAGCTCTCGTTGCCACCACTGCATGACCATTGTTCTGTTGCAGTGTTAGTCATTGCTTCTTTTGTCCCAGTCATAGCTAACTTCGTCGTCAGTAATTGGACCGCCTTTTGCCCATGTGTGGCATGTTCTTAGACTGTGGCATTTGAATTGGTGCATCCAACAGTAACCTAGTCTACCACCATCTTCGCTCACGGGACCCGGCATGCAGTCTTCCATGCGTGGACTTATATCGAATGCTACACAGTTTCCGCAAAGTGATTCTTTAGCGGCTTCTACAGTAGTGTCCCATTCTTTTGCAACACCTTCCCAATAATTGCCAGGCTCATCAATATTAAGTGGACCGTAGTTATACTTTTCTTGTGCAAAGTCTCTATTAACAGTGTTAACTTCTAAGTCTTGTGTTGCAATAGGGCAACTTGATTTTGCTTCTTCTATAATTTCTAATATTCTCATTTTTTCTTCCCTGCACAATGTGCTTTTTGACTAAATCCCTTAGGGTTATTACAGTCGATACTTTTCTTGTACTTTGCACTCCACTTTTCTTTAAGTGTTGCAATCTCTTCGCCGAGACTGGTGACTTTTGCGCCCAGTCCCATCTTCGCTAACTGTCTATTGGTTTCACCTGGTCTAATGTCTTTGGTTAAGCTCATACTATAGCGTGGATCTTTTGCTTGCCCTTTGCTTGCAATTACACCTACACCACCCATCTCATTCACTGTTTCGGTAATCTTATCCAGTACACGACCAACTTCTGGATCGTCTCTGCCATACATTTGTTTTAAAAATTGGGAACGCAGTTTCGGATCTTTTCTAACTGCGTTCCAAGCGGCTCTAGTCTGTGTGCCGTGGCTAACATCGACAGTTTCGTCACCTAAGGTGATCTGTTTATTGCGTTCGTCTGCAATGATTACATAGCCATGTCGATCTGCGGTTTCAGCTTTTTCAAAACTATCAAACATCTTGAAATAACTTGGCGAACCGTCTTTTTTAGTTGAATCTGGATTGAGTCTATTCTTGTCGGGACTACCTACTACTGCAACAAAGATAGTATTTTCTGGGTTGAATTGCTGGGGTAAAGCGTATGGGTTTGAAACTTCTATAATGCGATCACTAGGTACACCAGCCGCATTCATGAATATGGTTTTGTCGGAAAAGTTAAATGGGCTTTTAGCGCCGTCTGTTTTGTTGCTGGTTGCAATATAAACATTATCACGTCCAAATTTGTTTTGGAGTGAGTTAAACACTTCTTTGTGTCCTAAGTGAAAAGGTTGAAAACGGCCTGGATATACCACTACCACTTCCGGGCCGTTGTTCTCTTTTACATAGTTTTCAAATAAATTAGCAATAAACATTGATCTTCCGCTCTATTGCTATATTTAGCTTACAAGTTCTCTAGTAGCCAAATGTAAAATGGGCTTTCGAACGGCAGTGTCCATTTGCCGTTCCATCCCATGTTTACACAACTTTTAACAACTTCGTCTGGCTTGTTGCCTGTTTCTGCTAAAACATGATTTACATAATCACGCGGATAAATCGGATAATATTCACTTAGGGTCCATTTGAGTGTACCTAAATCAATTTCATCTATCTCAATACTATCTATATTAAGGAGAAAATCGCTAATTATTTCTCCGTTTTCGTCTGTTACAGTATCGCCATAACCTTTGTTAAGCAGTTCTATTTCCAAACATTGTGGGCCTTCTGTTACTGATGATTCGAACTCTACATACTCTGTCTCGCTAACACCAGTACTAAGTACACCAAACACTTTGCCTTTGCCATTTATACCGATTCGATATTGCGGCTGTTTGTCTGGGTTAGTTCCACTTAAACCAATTCTAAATTTTAGCTTTTCTGTTTCAGCCATTATAGCCCTTATCCGTTAATTGTTGCCTTTTGACCCCTGCTGGCCATATCGATAGCATCGTTTAACACTCCACCACCTGGCACGTGTTCATTCCTAGCAAAGTCTGGCATCTTGCTGAGATCACCTGTAAATTCATAGTGTCCAATATGGTTAAGCAACACTTTACCGTGTGCCCAAATCTCACCACCAATTGCTGACCAACGTCTACAGAACAACCAGTCCTCACTGAGGTAGTGTCCTTTTTCGTCAATTTTACAGTCAAAGATACTGTACATGGTAGGTTCAAATTGCTTACCTAATCCAACGTCATCAACGTACTTGCATTCTGGATGCGCATCACATAACTTCTGGTATACTTCTTTCTTGAATAATAAGAAACCAGTGCCCATTGTGTCCACAGTAAAGACATCGCCTTGTACTTTGGTTTCAGGCTTAAGGTTAATTACATAGTTTACCGGCAATGCTTTCTTAGGATACAGTCCGCCAATAACTTCTTTGTTGCAAGCCATCATTTGTAGAATGGACTCTGGCTGGAATCTAATATCAGCATCGATAAACATAAAGTGTGTAGCACTCTTGTTGGTCATCATTTTGGCCATCAAGTTGTTACGTGCTCGTGTTACTAATGACTCGTTAACCATGGTATCTAGAGACCAGTTAAGTCCTGCCTGTTGTGCAAGTAGAATAAATCTTAACAAACTTGTCATAGTGGGTTCACTTACCATTCCACCATAACAGGGAATACCAATGTGCAGATGACATTTCGAAAAGTCAAACTGCTGTCCTTGTGGAACTGCACTGTTAACTTGTTGTTGCTGTTGTTCTTCTTGACGTTTAGCGGCTGCCGCTTTGATCATGTCTACTGCATTAGCCTGTGGGGAGGATGTTGCTGGCTTCTCGGCTGCCGCTTTGATTGCCGCAACCGCACTAGCCTGTGAGGACTTTCCTGGTTTCTTTTTTGCCATTGAACTCTTTCTATTTGATTGTATTAAATTTATGCTTTGCTTACTTCAACTATTACACCTTCGCCTAGTAACTGTTCTGCAACTTCTGCTAATTGTGTTTGTATGTCTGCACTTACAACTGATTCAGGGGTCGTGTCATCTTTTACTAGTTTGCTTACGGTGATAACTAAAACTTCTTCATGTACTTTAGCCATTGTTGTTTCCTTAATTTTAACTATTTATCACCTACTTGTACCATCTCGGAAACTTCTCTAACCATGTCTGGGTCAATTAATCTTAACATATTCACAACGCCAGAATCGTTAGTGTAAAAATAACAACCCCAAATCCATTCGTGATCTTTGGTTAACTGGTGTTGTGCCATGTTTGGCATGTGTATTTCCTCACCGATCCCTAATAGATAATTCCATATAGATTCTTTGATGTCTTTGCTGAATTTTTTATCCTTGAGGGCAATTTTGTAACGCCACTTGGGCTTACGTTTTCGTAAGATCTTGTTGTCAACAAGTAGCGTTTCTGCTTGTTTGCTCTGTGGACCACTAACGCTTTTAACTGAACTGGGGTTATCCAGCAGTTCACACAGCTCTTTTAACTTTTCCTCAGTGCATGCATAAATGTCCACGTATGGTTCCTCGACACGCACTTTAATATTGTGTGAGTGACTGCGCATCCTCATTTCTTGTAGCGTTTTTAACTGAGTTATATCTGCTTGACTAACCCATTCTTGCACTTTTGGACTGTACCAACTACCACCGTAGTTGTAGTGACCTATTACCAGTTCTTTTCTGCTTTTTAAACTTCCTGCAATGTCCGGACATAGTATACTACGACATCCAGGAGCAAACACAGTCATTTTGTACAAGAACGCCTTGTAAAACTTCTTGTGTGTAGACAGAATTTCTGTCTGACTAGCTCTATTCTTCCAGTATAATAAATCCATCATCGTCTACTTTGTGTGTTGTGTTTTCTGGTGAGTCTACAATAAAGGTAAATTTATCATCTCGAAAGTCTACAGTTATAATGCTACCGGGCACAATGGGCTCAAACAACATTTTTTTACTCAATGGAACTTTTATTTCTTCGTTCATTTTGCGTTGCAATGGCCTTGCTCCCATCTTGGGATCAAATCCTTGTTCAACAAGTTCACCTATTGCTGGTTCTGTAAGTTTAACCTTTAGATTTTTATCTAGTAGTAAATCATTAATTTCTACTAGATACTTTGTTACGATCTTACGCATGCTTAGTTCGTCAAGTTTCTTGAACTTCACAGTCCCGTCTAGTCTATTCCTAAATTCAGGAGCAAAGTACTTCTTAACTGCTTTGTCATCCTCGCCTGTTTTTTGTAGTTCGTCACCAAAGCCTATTGTGTTATTTTCGTTGTCTGCGGCACCCAGGTTACTGGTAAGGATAATAACTGTGTTACGACAATTTGCTTTCTTACCGTTGCTTGAGGTAATCATTCCTTCATCCATCATCTGCAATAGCACATTAGTAACGTCTGGATGTGCTTTTTCTATCTCATCCATTAATATAACACTGTTTGGATTCTTTTCGATATCACTAATAAGCATACCACCACCTAAGTTTCCGTCATCGTAGCCTACGTACCCTGGAGGTGCGCCAACTAACTTTGCTACAGTGTGACGTTCTTGGTATTCGCTCATGTCGTAACGTAATAACTTCATGCCTAGGTTTTCTGCTAACAGTTTAGCAAGTTCTGTTTTGCCTGTGCCTGTTGGTCCTGTAAACAAGAAACTACCAACGGGCTTGTTAATTGCTTTCAAGCCAGCTCTACTTACATATATTTTTTCCAATACAGTGTCAACTGCTTGATCCTGTCCGTACAGTTTTTCTTTTATAATCGCTTCGAAGTTGACAATTGCTTTCTGGTTTCCAATTTGGTCAGCAGGAATCTTAGTCATCTTAGCAATGCTGTCAATAATATCAGCTCTAGTAACTGTCCAAATAGCAGTGCTAAGTTTTAACCTGGCACATGTGCTGTCGATTAAATCAATTGCCTTGTCTGGCAGTTTTTTATCTGTTTGGTATCTGACACTAAGATCAACGGCCGCATCAATTGAAGCATTTGTTACTGTACCACCATGGAACTTTTCAAATACACTTTTCAGCCCTGTAAGTATTTCTTTTGCTACTTCTGCTGTAGGCTCATCAACAGTAATACGCTGGAATCTGCGCATCAATGCACGATCCTTTTCGAAACTATTTGAATACTCTTCCCACGTTGTAGAAGCCATTACTTTGATCTTGCCTTTGCCGATCGCAGGCTTTATCATGTTACTGAAATCTACACTTGCGTTTGCCCCTGTAGAGCCTGCACCTTTCATTTGGTGTGCTTCATCAATGAACAGTATTGCCTTCCCTTTAACAGTTAAGGCTTTAATAACTTCTTGTACTTTTTCTTCAAAGTCTCCTCTGTACCTGCTACCAGCAAGCAACGAGCCTATGTCAAGATTGTAAACAACGTAACCTTGTAAGAACTCCGGAACAGTATTTGCTTCGATTGCTAGTGCAAGCCCTTCTGCAATTGCAGTCTTGCCTACACCCGGATCTCCAATTAGTAACACATTATTTTTATTCTTACGAGCCATAACTTCTATGATCTCGTTTGTCTCAAATTCTCTGCCAATGACAGGGTCTATCTTTCCTTCTGCTACCTTTTTGTTAAGGTTGTCACAATAGTGTTCTAAAATTCTTTCTGCTTTGCTTGCATTAACTACTTTCTTATTTTCGCCATCTGCATTAACAAGTGCAAACAGTTCTAACATTTTTTCACGTGTCAGCCCGTGCTTTACAGCAAAGTACTGTGCAAAACTATTTGTTTCTGATTGTATACTTAACAGCAAGTCCATTAACTGTAGCTGTGTGCGCCCGCTAAACAATAGTTGAGTCAAAGCTCTGTTAAATACTCTTTCGAGCGCATGTGTTTTTCTTGGTTCACAACCTTGGACCACTAAATCTTCTTGTTCAGAAATATAAAGGCTTAAATCTGCATCTATTGTTTTTACATCGATTTGAGATTTTTCAAACAGAACGCATAGCGGCTCGTATCTAATCATGGCTAACATTACATGTTCTACTGTGATGTATTCATGCTCGTAGCTCTTTGCTAGTTTTGTTGCTTCTTGTACTACATAGTCTATTTCAGGATTTGTTTGTAACATAAAAATATTTAGTGCTAAAGGTTATTGATTGTGCGTAAAGTTTGCAGTTGCTCACCAGTTAAATCTGTCGGAATAACTATGTTAATAACTATTATCAAACTTCCCCTACTAGATTGATTCATTGTATACAGCCCGTTGCTGGGAATCTTAAACTTCTTGCCATGCTGTGTACCTGCAGGGATGTTCATTTCAAATGTTTTGCCACTTATACTTGTAACACTTATCTTAGTACCTATTATAGCATCTATTGCATTTATGTCAATGGCGTTGTACAAGTCTAACCCATTGACAGCAAAGTCTGTGTCGTTTTGCACTTGCACTTGGATGTATAAATCACCTTGTGGCAACTGTTCAAAAAAACTATCGCCTAGTTGTGGGTATTTAATAGTGCTTCCGGGTACTATTCCTCTAGGAAGTTTTACATTAACCGTTTGCCTTTGGCCATTGGTTGTTTGCACACTTATTGTCTTAGTTTGTGCGTCTAGTGTACTACTTAACGGCACTACTAATTCTACTCGTAGGTCTTTATTCTTTCTAGGTTGCTTAAAACCACTAAAAGGATCTTGCCCTCTTGCAAACCCAAAGCCAAAGTTACGCAACATCTCATCAATGTCTGGATGTTGTCCATTATTGATGTTAAACCTAATGCCACCTGGATTTTGTCTTTGCATGTCATACTGCTGACGTTTTTGTTCGTCACCTACAGCATCGTATGCAATTTGTATTTCTTTGAATTTTGTATCGTCACCATTATTGCGGTCAGGATGATGTTGCATCGCGAGTTTGCGATATGCTTTTTTGATATCATCTTGGGAGGTATTTTCTGCTACGCCTAGTGTTTGATAATGGGTCATGAAAGTATCTTATATAATAACCAGAGTATAAAACTTAATCCTAGCGACATAAAGGCTATTACTAGCCATAACAGGAGTTTTATTTGTGTCTGCATTTTCATTAAGATACTATTATATTATAAAAACAGGGCATAGTCAACTAAGACTTGCCCTGTTGTGTTACTAGTTGTGTCCCGGTGCCTTTACTTCCACAAACATTTCATGCTTGCGCTTAACAGGGTTATACTTGCGAAACTTTACTTTTTGACTTTTTAAGTTCTTAGTCTTTTGTAAAGTATAGTGATACGTGTGACTACTTCGAGTTTCACCTTCTGGTATTAGATATACAATGTCCTTACGTCCTGCCATTTAGGCCTCCTATTTTGTGTTTTTGCTCTCAAACGCACTCTTGCCATAAAAGGCAGCAACAATAGCGGCAACTGAAACAAAGTATGTTGGAGCCATATCGCCCAACACTCCGCTGGCCTTGCCAAGACCAATCAATTCAGCAATGACTACTGAGAATGGATACAACAACATTCCAAATAGTGCAAACCATGCCATGTTACGTTGTGCGTCACGCATTGCATCTGCATCTTCTAAACGCTTGCGTTTAAATTCAAGATCCATTGCCATTTCTTCTGCGGAGATGTGTCCGTCTCCGTTAGCGTCCAATTTAGTCGCTAGATCTGAATCGATTGTAACTGTTTTCTTATCTGCCATTTACTTATCTCCTTTATATGTTCTTGTTATAGTTTTCTAAGTTGGCAACATACTCAACCATTGAATGATCTCCAAAGTTGTCTATTTTGCCTTGTTTAAGTCCCATCCACATGCCGCGGAAGCGATCTTTTACAAGTTGCCATCCTGACGGATTGCGTACTTGGCCGTATGCGTTCATGTAGTGTCTTTCACCGTGGTGTACATATCCCATACACCATAGTGGCACACGAGTAACAATATCGTTGTTGTTTTGCCAACGTATGTGTTTTACTCCTAGTGTTTTAACATACTTGCGCCATCCTACCCGTGGTGAACCATATGTGTATAACTCGTATGGGTTTTGTATGTTACGCTCATAAAAACACCTTGACGCCATGATGGTTGCCATTGCGGCTCCTAGGCTATGTCCACAAAACCACAGTGTATTGTTTGTGTTAACTGTGCGACTGATATCTTCTAGTATCATTGGCCAAAGCTCGTCTACTTCTTTCTTAAAGCCTTTGTGTACACGCCCAATGGTCTCTGCCATGATAGGCAACGCACGTAGGTCTGCTTTGATGTCGTTAAATTCTGTTGGCTGTGTGCCGCGACAAGCAATAACTAAGTCGTGTTTGTTTTGAAAACGATAAGCCTGCGCACCGTCAAAGTCGTAAAATTCTACTGTGGTAAAGCCCAGTTTCCTGGCTTTTTTCTTTGCATCTGCAAGCTCGTCGTAGGCGATTTGTGCTAGTTGTGCAAATATTAACGAACGCTGTGGTATCGTTTCCTGTAGTAATGGTTTGGTGGCCATTGTGTTAAGCTCCTTTTCATATTTTTATTTTTCTACTTCTTCTGCTTTCTTCGGTGGTTCATAATACAATTTGTATTTTATCAGCATTTCATTCTGCGTTAAGATAAAGTTACGTATCTGCGCAAAGTTTAGACTAAGTGTTTTATACCCGTTTTCTGATAATGCAAACAGCACAACATTGCCGCCTTCTGCGCCAAGCTCTTCCCATACTTTGTCAATGTTTTCTGGTGTTACAATACGCCATTTCACTGATTCTAATTTTAATGGGTCAGGCATAGGTAAATCCAGCGGTGTTTTTTCTACCGGCTTGGTTACTACCTCAATTGGCTTTACATCAGGCTCTTTGTCAAAGAGACTAAATGTAGCACACCCTGCTATACTACTAACGAGGAGGAGTATAGTTGGGATTTGCCAAACTCGGGCAAATACTGTTTGATTTGCTTTTCTTTGTAGCATTTTTCTCCGCTTCTGTTAATGTACCACCTGACGCTATTTCTAAACATCTCATAGCATCCAGTGATCCGTTGTTGATGGCCCTTTCAACAAGCCCTGGCTTTTTAACTGCTGTTCCGCCAAAGTCACGCTTCTTGCCACTCTTTGTTGTTTCAAACTTATTTTCTAGTGTTTTATAGTCTGCTTGTTGTGCTTTGATCTTAGTATCAAGATCTTTGTTAATTTCTTTTATTTGTTCTGCTTCACGTTGCATCTGTGCTATTGCTTCTTGCTGTTCCTGCATTGCCTGTTCCATCTTGCGGCCGTTTTCTTGGCTTACAGCAAGATTAGCTCGCAGTCCTGTTACATACCACAAGCCGTACCCAATACCACCCAGGATGAGTAGTATAAGAACTAACTTAATGATAAATCCTACTGACTTTGCTGTTCCTAACATAATTTTATCCTAATAGTCTACTTCGAAAAATTTTTCTCTATATTCGTCTAATAGAGATTTTTGATCTGTTATGTTTTTTACTTTTAAAAAATTTGCTATGTCATTAACGATATCATAACCATTTAAAATGCTATTAAATTTAATTTCGTGACAAAGCTCGTTCTTACTTGGTACATCATACACCCAATCACTTAACGGATCGTTGACTATATCAACGTCATTGGGGTTACATAAAAATTCTGGATGAATATCTCCGGCCTTGAATTCTTCCCAGGTTGGATGACTATCTGCCCTACAAAAATTATACATCTTTTCTGACATCGCTGACAGATGTTTCTCTATATCAAAATCATCTAATTTTTCTACTGTGTGCCTTTTTTTTCTCAGCGCAATTATATCATCTTTTTCGTATGTGATGTATAAAACTTTAAAATTTTCTTCGGTAAGTTTGGTTAAGAGTCTTGTGCGCAAAATAGATAAATTGTCAACTGATACAAGAACACGATTTAACCATCTTTCTTCTATGTGTAGACTTATCATGTTGTTAACAAAATGTCTACTCGAGTTATCAAATATATCTTCAAGTTCCTCACTGACAGACTTCATTGATAAATCCGGTTGTGTTAAGTTTAAGGCAATGGTTTGCACCAGGTAAGAACCTGTATATGCGTTAGGTTCTACTATAACAGTATTCATGTTACGTAACTAACCCTTGCTTGTACACAGTTTTACCATCTTCTTTTAGTGCTGTGAGAATGCTTTTACGTTGAAAAGTCTTTGAGTTATAACTTACATGTACCCAACCTGAATCAGGAATACCTGGTGTGTAAAACTCCAGGATCACTTGGTCAAAGTCTGTGTTGTCCACGATCCATTGTGCAACTTCTGCGTTTGGCACACCAGGAACTTCGATATCCACCGCTTCACCTTTGCAATGCTGTGAACGACTGCTTCCACCTACTGCTTCATTTAAGGCTTGGCCACGATAGCCACTGTTGATAACAGTAGGACCAAAGTTATCTCTAACTTTTTGTACCACGTTTTCAAATAGTCCCTGGGCGGCTTTTAAATGTTCGTCATTGGGTGTATTGTCAATGCCTTGTCTTAGTGCTGTTTGTGATTTTGTAAATTCTTGAAGTGAAAAGTTCTTTGATAGTTTCATTTGTTATCCTATAAAATTGACATAGCAACATTGCAACTCTTTACAATGTTACGTAATAGATTTTCGTTTCCTGCGCAACTCTCTGCTGCCTGTACATCTCGTATTTCTGTTAGCAAGTAATCACGTTCGTCCTTGTTGAGGTTACCTGCTTTGTATTCTTCTGATATCTGTTCTATTGTTTCTTCTAGTTCATGCTTGGCCATTATCTATTCCTCCATGCTTTTGCAACAGCATCAATTCTGCTGTTGGCTGTTTTCTTACCTATTTTACAAAATACAGGATTTGTGTTTGTGGACAGTTTGGTTATGTGCGCACTTAATCCTTGTAAGTTTTCCAGTTGTTGATCATAACGATATTGTGCATAACGTTCTAAATGATCAACCATACCTTGTATATAAAACCAGTCTGGTGCATCACAGTTGATACGCTCAATCGCCAAGTCTATACTCACAAGACGGTCAAACATCATCACGTCATGATCTTTGGGCATCCATGTATAAAATTGTGTTTGTGCTTTGTCTACTGTAGAGCAACCCAACAATGTTGCTGTGAGCAACATGGTTACTAATAATCGCATTTTCTCACCCTTTAATTGATAACAACTGTATTTAGTTTATCAAGGGTGTGTTTGGGGTCATTTATTATTTTTTTAGATTCTAGTAGTTCGAGGTATAGGAACTTTTGTTGCTGTGATAATAGATTCCATGCTTGTGCATGTACTGATACCGTTAATGTTGTAGGCAAACTCATTTCGTGATATATTCTATCAAATTCGTCGACCTGCCAGTCTGCCAAATTTACGCAATCCCAGTCTTGTGTGTTAGAATAAAGCAAAGTACTATTTCCGTATCGATATTGTACATAAGCTGAATAAAGATAAAATTCAGTAATTAAGTCCGGGTATCTGCATTTGGTTTGGAAAAAGTCATCAAATGTTGTTTCAAAATTTGACTCTATGTATGCGATCATACTTCTAACAGTATCGGTGTGCATTACAAACGGAACACCACCAGGTCCGATTGCTTTTGTAAAAGATATATCAAACATCTTTTCTAAAGATTGTTGTGCTTCTACAAATTGAGGAAATATGTTTATTAGACGTGAATTACATTTATCGCCAGTAAACATAAGCTGAGATGTGCAAGGCTTAACAAACAGTGTCTTAGCATCTAATATTATAACCCACGGCATCAAGCAACGTGAAACAGATAATAGTTTACACAACTGTTGATTCTCCCATCCGTTTATCCTACATGTGTATCCGTAAACAGAATAAGGAACTATTGTTACTATGTGTTTATACTTCCCCCACCACGACTTGTCTATTAGATCACAAACACTGTCGTTGTCGTTCACAACAACAGTTATACTGTTTATGAAGTTATCTTCGAAGTATGTGTCAATGGATTTGGCTTGTAACTCAAGGAGAGATATCTCAAGTCGATAGACCACCGTGACTAAATCAATCATGCAGTTATTTAAAGGATTCCGGCCTGGGCTCGTAATTTTTGTGTGCGGTCGTTCTTTTCAGCTTTGGTGTTTACTGTAACGCCAGCGGCAGTACGCATTTCGTCGAGTTTTTTATCTGTGCCATATCTTGCACGATAATCCTGTTTACTTAATGGGACCATCTGCGCAATGTTTTCTTCAGTCAACTCATGGTCTGTTTTATCTGAACGAATACGCATCTTCCACTCACCAATTTTTTGTCCTGTGAGATTAAGGACGTCATTGACCATTTGCATAACCTGATCAGGTAAATCTTTTGTGCGTTCTATTTCAACGAATACCAAGTAATCGCCATCTTCTAATTCACCAGCACTAATGTCAGCATCAATACACCACTCGTAACCTTTTTCTATAAAGTTAACAAGATCCTGTGCAGGTAACTTCCCAGTTACTTTATAACTTACAACACAAACATCTTCATCCTTGCCCATTTTGCTTTCGTACTCGTCAAAATGTAAAGACGGTGCAACTAATCGTGCTAGGTCGTTTTGCTCTAAGCCTTCAAATAGTTTAGTCATTCATCTGTCCGTCTGGGTTGTCATCTGCACCACTACTAGCAGTTCCTTGTGCCTGGCCGTCTGTTTTGTACATGTTGTCGTCTAAGCCTTCTTCGTAACTTGCTTCAATGTCCTCTGCGTCAACGCTACCACTAATAAGTTCAACACTGCCTTGATTAATCTCTTGCATAAGTTGTTTAGGCATAACAATTTCAACTAGCCAAATTGGTGTCTTGGATAATTTAGGCATCTTGGTGCCAGGTGTAAAGTCATCTGGACTTTTTACTTTTATTGGATATTCAAATACGTCTTTACGATATTTAACTTTACAACCGTAATCTAGTAGACGCTCGCCGGCACGTGGGTCAGGCATTGCCTTATAAGGCCACATAAAGGTGCAGGTAACAAAGTAACGCTCGTACTTCGGACCTTCTACCAGTTCTCCGTTTTTCCAATTAGCAAACGCATAACAGTCAAGTTCGTCAATTACACGTTCAAAGTCTAACAGTGTTGCAACTGAACTATCAGTCATTTGAAGAGCTTTAGTATTTTCTATAGCATCTTTAATATGTAAATTCTTTTTTTCCATAAATGTATTCCAGTACTACTTATTTAGCCTGTATTGTTTTACTAGGTTGTTAACAGTTGTGGGGAAATTAACAGGGCCTATGGGCAATTTTATCTTAATTAATTTTTCAATTTGGCTGTTAATATAGCCTTCATGAATAACATCTAACTCATGTATCTTGTAGTCTTTGTTTTGTAGTATGTTGCTTATTATTATTGCAACCTTTTCCTTGCTATCCTTATACGGTTGTTTATTAAGAAAAGTAGTGTGTAAGTTTTCTATATTAAAACTTTTAAAATTTAAATTAAAGTATTCTTTAATCTTGTTAATTTCTGCTATAAACTTAGTTTGATCATAGAAACTTTGATATGGTAGATGATATATATTTTTGCCAGCCAAATTGGGCCAGGCAGGGTTGTATATTCTTAAGCATTTTTGAAACCCATTATTATGATTTGTGGGTGTTATTTGATTAAACATGTTTTTAAAATAATCCCTTAATATGTTCTTAGGGCAATCAGGGTTTTGTTTGTCTAGACAAAATAATTTACCCTCTTGCGTTAGCGCATCCTCCCAGCAGTCAGCAGAAAAAACAGTGTCGGCGTTATTATAATCAACGTTGTTATACATTATATTAATATCTGCGAGCATAGTATCACCTAACCCTATTTTTCTCCCTTTTAATTTATGATAGGTATTGGTTTGTAAGAAAGCTGGGTCGCACCCCCTATCACCACCTCTGTGAAACTGAAGTTGAATAATAGGCAGTTGATCCTCTTCCTCAACTGTTATTCTAATAATATTGTCACTTAAGGTGAGTGGTTTGCCTTCAACCCACCATTGCTTTTTGTTTAAATTAGGCGCACTCCAATGGCCGCATGCGACAAGCATATTTAGATCGCTGAAACTGTGTGCTGTTCCTAAATCAGTAAAAGGATGATCCATTGGTATTTTATCACCCAACAATAATTTATTAATTAAAAATGATAGATAATGGCCATGGGTCCCCCCAATAAAATCTATTTCTATATTCATATATTAAAAAATGTAGATATCTCGTCTGGAATCCAAGGATCTTGCATACGCTCTGGGTGCCATACTATTCCAGCTAATGGTGCTCTGTTGTCTATCCATGCTTCGCAATTGCCATTCAAGTCTGTTACTAATGTGGTCGCTGTGTTGTGCGGTTCTACTATTCCCCAAGAGTGGAAACTGTTTACTGTTTTTAAGTCACCAAAGTAGTTAACAACATGCTCTGTGTCTGTATGTTGCTCTACTTCCATTAACTTTCCGCCCATTAATTCTGTTAGCAAGAAGGCTCCATGGCATATACCTATTATAGGTTTATGTTTGGCTAACATGTGTGTGGCTAATCTGGTCTCTGTCACTCTACGAACTGTGCTATCATCACCGCCTGTGATAATAAAAGCATCTAGTTCTTTTGAAAGTTTCCCAAAGTCTAATTGATCTGGATTATTTGGGACAGCAAAGAGCGTATGATCCTTTAGATATCGGTACCAACCTTGATCTAGTGAATCATACGCTCTATTTTTGTGCAACAGGACTCTTTGACTAAGTCCTATACGCATATTACCAACCGTAAGCGTCTGCTACAAGTTGACGACCTTCTTCTGTAGGAGTTGTGTTTAAGCAACTTACTTGATAAAGGTCTTTACGCATTTCAGCAACTAAGCCTAAAATACGTGCTTGCTCGTCATCGCTACCAGCCAATGACGCCAACTTACGTGCTCCAATTGTTGCGTGGAATCCTTCGTCACGTGCAATTTTTGCGTATGCACTTGAGATGAATTCGTCTTCAATTGAATCTGCCATTTGGTCCCAAACTGCTTCTGCACGACCTTCAGCTACTAACTGATAGGCAGCAAGAGCGGCTGGATCTGTGTCAGCACCATACTTAGCTAAAAGGCTTGCACCTTTAGCAGTTGGCTTTGCTTGTTCAGCGGCAATAGCGGCGTTAACGTCTAACTCTTCGCCTGTGATGTGCTCAATAACATCTTTAACTAGTTTAAAGTGTACAGCTTCATCGTGAGCTTGTTTTGTTAAAAGTTGTAGTTCTTCTGCATCTGCATCAGCAGGCATGTTAGCAACCTGTTGAGCAATTTCTACCATGTTCATACGCTCGTTAACCATACGACCGATGAAATGTTCTACTAATTCAGACTGATCTGGCTTGCTGTCAAAGTAGGACTTAACGTTGAGTTGACTAGCACGGAAAAGTGCTTGGTTGTCAGCAACAATGTCTTCTACGAATTTCTTTGCGTTCATTTTTGTATACTCCTCTGTATCGATACAATATTATTTATGTTTTTTTGGTTTAAGCCACGGGAAGATTTAGATTGGATGCCTGACCATACTTCTTGATCTAACCAATATTCTTGTACATACTTCACGTACTTGTGGTTTGCATCTGTATCTATAAATTTATTTATCTTATTTTGATTAACTTCGACAGGGAAGTTTAAAATTTTACTGATCCACTTCAAGTAATGCTGTTTGTGCAGGAAAAATGCTTCGTGGTCTAAAAAATGCACACTGTGGTCACTTGCAAGTAGCGTGTTGTAGTAGTAGTCCTGTGCTATAGGTGTTGTTACTTCTCCACGCACACGTTTTTGCTGTTCAGCATTTATGTTTTGATCACGCACAATAATAGCAATTTCAACATCTACACCTAGTTCACGGCTACGGTCAGCAACTTCTAATATTTTAGGCACATAGCGTACACCATCATACATAAACGGGCAACTAACATTAGCAAGGAAATAGTTCTTGCCTGTAAACTTTTCTGCTGTAAGTCTTTCTGGGTAGACCCAGTATTCAGCAAACGGCTCTAAGTCACTTGGTACCCAGTACTTGTCTACCAGTTCTTCCCACCCTTCGACATCAGGATGTAGACTCAACAGTCTGCCAAACAAGTGGTTGCCTGACCCTTGCGGGCCCGTGGTTATTAATAATTTTTTATTTTGCATAGCGTTGCTGTCCAACGTAGGTCCTAATTTTTAATGGATTAACTTCGTCTGTTGGGCCTGTGCCTGAATCGGGTGCAAATACAAATAACTCAACATGCTCACCTTTTTGACAGCAGAAGTTGTGCAGTGTATTGCGTGGCATCCAAAAAACATCTCCTGTTTCGATATCAAATATTTCGTCATTATCTAACTCAATATGACCACTGCCACGCAGTATCAGTCCGATACGATGACTAGGATGTGTATGCAGTGTTTGATACATTTTGTTTGGGAAATGCACGTAGTTAACTACAGGATCTCCTAGCCTACTAGGGTTAACTGCTGTAGTATTTGTACCACCATCCATGTAACTTAAATTTCCAACACCGAGATCATTTTGCAGGTAGTAACGATTTTCTAATAAGTGTATGCCTTTGTACTCTATTACCACGGCGTGACTATCTTGATTGCACTCGATGGTAAATTCGTTGTTAACTCCAAACGCTCCCATAACGTGATAAAAGACTGCATCGTTACTTAGGTACGTGGCATTACGTAGTAGCACATAGTATGTTCCGTCGGTTGCAGGAAAACTACGCTGTTCATTGGGTTCTAATTTAGTTAGCTTTAACGGCCAACGGTCTTGTGTAACAAATTCATTTTTAACGTGTAGCATTGCAGCCATTGCAAATCCTTACTTAAAGTAGTACGTGTATGTTAATATTGGAATTATTATAAAAATTTGTGGTATAAAGTTCAATAACATTGACCACTCCCGCCAACGGTACCCAACGTACATCCACCCACACGCACCCACCAGTTGTAAAAAACTGTTCCAGGGTGTCCAACCGTTAACATGGAAAACCATTGCAATTAGTATTACAATTGCACTAGCGTATTTAATGTACCAAATGTGATCTCTTTTCATTTGAATCCGTTCGCTTGCAACCAGGAATCATAAAATTCTTCTGACTGTTTTGGTATTGTAGAAAACTCTCTTAGTTTTTCGATGGCTAAGCCATTCGCGATATCTTCCAACTGTAAAACATGACTTGCATTTTTTGTAATCAACGATTTACTGATATCAAGCAAATCTTCGGCATAGTCTTCTACTGTACCGTTTCCTAACTGTTCCCATATACGATCGCTATGCAATTCTTTAAATCGGTTGGCAGCCCAGTATGCTAATTTATACCTGACAGTTATGCCAATGAATGGGTGATGATTTCTGATATGGTATTCTAGATCGTGACTTGATAAACTAACTGTGTTCTTAAACTCTTGTATATACTTATCTTTGGCTACGTCATCTTGAAATCTACCTGGCTTTTTTAATTTTATTCTATGATCTGGGACTATCACCCTGGCACCATCTAACTGCACATCCGTAGGATTCAGTAATGCTGTGATCAAATCGCCAGCAGTGCCGCCAGCGTATGCTACAATAAAATAGGTTGTTACATTTTCCATGGTTCCCCTTTATACACAAACCAAAACTTTAAATTTCCGTTTGTGGTATCTGGATTTTCTAAAGCATCATAACTGCCGTCAGGTTGAGCTTGTTTCTTTCTAAAATCAATATTGTGCCAAACTAATTGCATATCGTTATCTTTTGCGACATTCTGTGCCCAATCAAGAAAGTAATCTTCTAAGTTAATTGTTAACCTGTTGATATCCGATACTTGTGTGTCTCTAAAACTGTAAAAAAATCTACAGCCAGGATTCATTATCTTTGTGTACTGCTTACAATACTTTGCTATGTTGTGCGCTTCTGTCCATATATCGCCTCGGTTGTTCACTACAGCAAAGTTATCTGCACGTATAGATAAATTTTCTAAATTGTCTCTATCACTGCAGATATGCACAGACGGATAAAATGTTTTTACTACTGGGTGCATTTCTACAACTTCGATCTCTGGGTATATGTCTTTCAAGTAGTATCCAGAACTCGCAAAAAACACTGTAGTGCCCGGCTGACAGTTTTCTAGTATAGCATAATCATACTCGTCGATCAATGCCTTGCTTGGATTCTTTCGATTCCATAGCCAATACTGATGTTTCAGACGCCCCAGTCTATATCTAATATACTGTGTACGCCAATCTGACTTTATTGGTTGTTCTTCAAAGAACTCTAGTAATTTAGGCATTGCGCTTTCTTATAAAATAGTGTCTGTCAGGAACAGCCCAAGTAAAGGCATTTCCGTAATCCACATAGTTTAAACTTAAATCCGTGATGTCTGCATCAAGCGATTTCTTTAACCACTGTGTTATTGCCAACGTAAAGTTAGAGTCTAGTGTAGTGTCGTGGTAACTGTCGTCAATGTTCACATAGCATCTATTAAGACACAAGTACAGCGGACACCGATCTAATAGATTTTTAACATTGTCCACAATAGCAGGACATGGAGATCTGCTGAACTTCTGATCTGTAATTACAATAATGTCTGCTTCATCTATGTCGTACTTGGGGTCATTTACAAATACATCAGTATCCGTTATGTAATGAGGTTTCGTGTATTCGTTTAGGTACAGAAAGTCGTGTATTTGCCTTTCTCTACGCAATTGATCGTATTGCCCTTCAAAGAATCTTCTTTGTAACCTGTTGAAGATCTTTGCCCATTTATACAACCCTTGTGTTGGATTAACAATAAGTTCCTTACTTGTTTTAAAAATCATTTTATTATAGTTACCAATATGTCTTTGTGTATAGTAGGAACGTCAACAGCATGTCCAAACTCACGTTCAATCCAGTCTGGAGTAAAGTATTCCCATGTTGCACCTGCTTCGTATGCATATTCTAAGATACCTGTATTTTGTTTCTGTATTTCCATCATCATCTTAGCACTGTTTTCGTACCAATCGTAGCAAGGGTACTTTATCTGGAAGCCACCTGCTTCGTGCCACCAAGTGTAACTGGCTAAGTCTGATCTATATACCAGCATTACCCAACTGTGCGGATGGTTAATTTTAAGCCATCTTGCAAAATACGCCCAGTTATGACTCTTAACTAACTTGTGGCCTCCGGGTTCTGGCCACGCTTGGTTTATGTAGTCTATACCTCTATTAAGATTAGCGTCAAACTCCATGCCCTTGCCAAAGTATGCACCTTTGTGCCCACTGTAAGCATGATGGTCGTATGATCGTTCTGGGGTACGGTCACTGGTATTAAATCCAGGTATGGTTTCAATAGTTTGTGCTATACCACTCCAACGGGATCCGGGTACACCAGTAAAGAATATGTGTTCAGGTATTATCATAATATAAGTATACTGTAATTATCAAGGATTGTCAATGAATCAAAAATTACTTAACGAATATTTTGCGTCAGTTTGGAAACCCAGCACATCAGGCTTTGGTGAAACAGGTTTTAACTTGGCAAATGAAATACAAGCCGATGAATGGGTACTTGACGTAGGTTGCGGATATCATCCATACAAAGACCTAATTAAAAACATAGTGGGTATTGACCCTGCAAATGATGCCGCAGACCACAAAGAACAAATAGAATTCTTTGATACAGATCAACGCTTTGATGTTGCATTCTGTTTGGGCAGTTTAAACTTTGGCGATAAAACTGTGGTAGAATATCAGATTGGCAGAATCATGCGGCTAATGAAACCCAAGTCCAGAATATACTGGCGGTGTAATCCTGGCAACTACGACCACAATAACCAAATGCAATACCAGATACAGTTTTATCCTTGGCGTGAAGTAGATCACTATCTAATGGCGCCGCAATGGGGCTATCGTGTAGAAGTGTGTAAACGAGACAGTGGATATAAGAATAGAATCTATGCAGTCTGGACAAGTGAGTGATCGTTACTTATACAGGAATTAAATTATTATGTAGTAGTATTAAATAAAAAAATCTAACTGTTAAATATTTTTATGGGCCGGACACCGTAACCCATACATTTCAAGCAACAAGGAGGTTAGATTGAGTAAACAACGTCGCAAGGCAGTACAATTAGAGGTAGTAACAAATACCAAAAGTAATGATTACAAGTCATATCAAAAAAGAAAAAGTCCTATACAGTTAGTCCCCAAATCACTTAACCAAGAAAAATATGTAGATCTATTAGAAAACGACCAACGTCTAATAGTATTTGCGTCAGGCCCTGCTGGTACAGGCAAAACCATGTTAGCAGTATTGGCCGCACTAAAAGCATTCAGAGCAGGTGAGTGTTCCAAAATTCTTATAACAAGACCAGCAGTTGGTGTTGATGATGAGCAACATGGATTCTTACCAGGCACACTGGACCAAAAAATGGAGCCGTGGACAAGGCCAATTTTTGATATTATAGAAGAGTATTACAGACCACAAGAGGTAGCCCGTTTGCTAGAAGAAAAGTATATAGAGATTGCTCCACTAGCATACATGCGAGGACGGACATTTAAAAACTCGTGGATTATTGCAGACGAAATGCAAAACGCGACACCAAGTCAGATGAAGATGCTGTTGACTCGTTTAGGTGAGAACTCTAAGATGGTTGTAACAGGTGACACACAGCAGGCCGACCGTAGGGCCAAGGACAACGGATTATTGGATTTTCAAAGTTTAATGACAAACTTTAAAAGTCGATATATTGCTGGTGTAGAGTTTGCAGTAACGGATGTACGTAGACATCCTGCTGTGGCTGAAGTTCTTAGATTATACGGAGAGGAGTAACTACATCATAAATATCATGAATGATTGAATATAAAGATATACGGAGTTTGCACCTGGAAATATCAACCAGGTGCAACGCCGCTTGCCCAGAATGCCCCCGTAACTTTCACGGGGTTGACATAATAGATACCTACCCTGTGACAGATATGACTTTGGTACAAGCCAAAACAATCTTCACCCCGCAATTTCTACAACAAATAGATAATGTGTTAATCAACGGCAACTATGGTGACTTCATAACCGCACGTGATGGACTTGCTATTGTTGAATACTTTAAAGAAACAAATCCAAAACTGAGAATAGAAATCAGTACCAATGCCAGTGGTCGTCCAAATTGGTGGACTCGATTGGGTGAACTGGGTGTTACTGTTGATTTTAGAATTGATGGGTTGGCTGACACACATCACTTGTACAGACAATATACAGACTTTAACTTGATATTAGAAAACGCCAAAAAGTTTATATCAGCAGGTGGCCGTGCTGTGTGGGCGTGGATCCCATTTGATCATAATGTCCATCAACGTGAGTTAGCTGAAACCTTAGCAAACGATATGGGCTTTGCACATTTTTGGGTGGCTGATGCTGGCCGCAATGTAGGACCAGTATTCAACAGAGAAGGTAAATTAAGTCATGTGCTTGGTGATTATCGTGATTCGACAGACTTCGACGAATTGTATGCACAACATGTTTACTATACCGATCTGCCAGAGATTACACTAACCGAAACAGTTACAAAACCTATAATTGACTGTCATGCAAAAAATAATAACGAAATATACATAACAGCAACCGGGGAAGTATACCCATGTTGTTGGTTAGGGTTTTATCCACGTAACAACACAGGCAATCCTAGTAACGTTCAGTTAAGAAAAATATTAGAAAATAATAATGCTAATGAGATTGGCATAGAAAATGCAATTAACTGGTTTATAAAAATTGAAGAGTCCTGGAAGATAGACTCTATTAAAGAAGGTAGGATCTACAGTTGCAACGAGACTTGTGGCAAATGTGCATGAAAGTCCACAAAACCTTTTAGTTTTTTAACAGTGACGTCGTAGTCCTTGTGCAGTATCCCAACACCACCCGCGTCTTTCCATTCTTGAATGTTATCTGATCTATCGTCAATTAAGATGTCACCAGTACGACAATGATTCTGTTTGTCTCTACTATAAGGTCCAAAGAACACAGGAGTGTCTGGAAAATTCTTTTGGACCCAGTTTACCTTATCATACATAGCGTACTGTACATCATTCTTCCTGGGTATAGCAGTTAAAAAAGCGACCCTATAGTCTAGTTTTTTTGCTGTTTTGTGGCACAAATCGTATAATTCTGTAGCATAAGGAGTGGGTTTTAAATCCCTATATAGTCTAGGGTTCTCTATCAGTACTTTCCACACGTTTTGTGGGTATTTCCCTTCACTAGGTCCAATTCCTAGTTTTTGATGTGCATAACGGTCAAAGTCTGCGACCACACCGTCCATATCGATATAAAGTGAATTCATTTCTTCATTAATCTTGAAAGCATTTGTGAAACTAGATTGTCTTGAGTTCGTAGTTTTATTTCCAAACTACTGAGTTTATCTTTTAGATACGAAACTTCTGAATGTAGATGTTGCACTGTTTGTTCCTGCTCTCTAAGTTTTTTATCTTGACTTAGTAGATTAGGACGAGGCGGAGCATTAGGGTCCACGGGACGCTTTTTCTTTGCTCGCATAACTTTAAACATGTCGCTCATATAAGATATTTATCGTCGGGTATACTAGGGAACTTAATTGCTACTACTTTGGTATCTTTAATGTAGTAAGCTCTGTATTCTTCTCCAGGTTCGCTTAGATAAACATCGCCAGGACCGAACGCTACATCGTTAATTATCATTAGTCCTTCAGTGACCAATTGTAGTTCTGTTATTATTTTGTGCTTGTGCGGAGTGTCCACTTTGCCTGCAGGATTCTCTTGCCAGCATGCTTCAAAGTCCTTTGTACGAACTAGTGCTTTTTCGAAGTCCCCAATAAACCATCCTCTGTCACCAGCATCACTCAGTTGCAACTTTTTCATCTTGGGCTTCCGGTACTACTAGTTCTAAGTTAGGATTGATCGACTTGACTGCATCGTGTATGTACTGCGTGTAGTCTTTATAGTAATGTTGGAACAAGGACGGAAAGTCTTTGGTAGTGCTTAAACTGTTGCGCACAACTTCTCCGTCTATTAGATTAAGAACAACCTGCGACCCTATTAGGTCTTTGGTTCTAACCTTGTTAGCAACCTGCACTTGCTCGTCCCATTGCCAGTTGCCTGGGTCCTGCATATAACCTTTGAGGTGTGTCATATTAGGATTCTTTGGTCTTTGTGTGTACTTTGCTATTAAAAATATGCCTTTCATGATATTTGACCTAATTCCGTTAGTGTTGCACTTAAATTGATTTCAAAGTCTGCAACCAGACTGTGATTCACTGCACCCTTGCGTATTGCCAGTATAGCTTCATCTTGTCCTTCTGGAGTAGCACTCCACAGTTCCAAGTTCTGATACATCCAAGTAAACAGTTCTTCCATTTCATCTGCACTGGCACTAGCACACAGTTTCTGCCTGCCTTCTCTAATCTTACCTGCTTTGAACAGTTCAACAACTTCCAGTTTGTAATCACCGGTGCCACTGTCCTTGCTGTTGTTAATAATCAGTTTACCAGTTACACTGTTCATTTGTAACATCTTCAAACAGTTTCGCAAGTCTGGATATGTTGCTTTTACATAGCTGTCCAGCGTATCGATGTCAAACTCAACGCCTTCGCCTAACAGTACCTGTGCGGCTCTTGTTGTAAACTCTGTTGTGTCTGTTTTGTCTATAACAATCTGTGTGCTTCTGCTTTTCAGTGGCGTAATGATCTTGTGTGCCAAGTTGGCAGTAAGTATAAATCTTGCCTGACTTTGATATGTTTCCATAAGTCCACGCAAGATTGCTTGTGCATTGTGCGACAAATAGTCTGCCTCATCTAACAGCACAATCTTCAATTCGCCAAACGGCAGTGTGCTAACAAAGCCCTCAATCTTGCTCTTCAAAAAGTCTACACCATTGTCTCTACTTGCGTTGACCTGTAAGAAGTCATAATCATCAATGTCCAACACGTTAACTAGAATTTTTGCTAGTGTTGTTTTGCCAGTACCAGCAGGACCAGTCAACAACAAGTGTGGGATTGATTTTTCTTTAACCATGTATTCAATCTGTTCCCTGGTGTTAGGATCAGTAAACACATAACCATCTAGTGTGTTGGGTCTATATTTTTCAGTCCAAAGTTCTTTCATAAGTTATCTTTATGTAAGCAGAGCAAGTCTTCGCAAGTGCGTGTGCTAGGATCTACTTCTGCCATGGTTTCAGGGTTGAATGCTACGTATCCACAATCTTCAATGGTTTCAAACAGTTTTTTGCTGGCCCACGGACTGTATGACGAAAACCATTCAGTGAACAGCACAGGTTTATACTTTAACAGAATATCTCTACTGCTTGCAATGATTTCGATATCATGTCCCTCTGTATCTGTTTTGATAAATCCAATTGCGTCTTGTTGTTCTTTGGTTAGATGCTGATTAAGCATTGTTTCCAGTGTCATGGTACTGACCTGAATTGTGTCACCTGTTTTCTTATCTATGTTCTGCTGTGTTCCTAGATCAGCCTGCTTGACAATTCCTCCATTGCACATCATGTTTTGATGGTCACCAAAAGTAACCATGGCCTCATTACTACTAGACACTGCATCCATAACTGGTATCATAGTTGCCAAGTGATCATTCATTCTACAGTTCATTTCCAGGTATGGATAAATGGTTGGATTCGGCTCACTGCTCAACACTGTGCCGCGACTGAGAACTGCCATTGGTACAGCAGTGTCGCCACTATGTCCACCGATGTCAATACAGGTCATGCCAGGAGTAATCCACTTGTCCCAATGTTGCTGTCGCATGTAGTATTCAAACAGCACTTGCCATTCTGGACTGCCGTCTTTAAAGTGATCCATACGTAGCCAGTAGCAAACGTCTCCTGGGTAGCCATAGTCTTCAAGACTGAGGCGATAACACTTCTTTAGACCAAAGTCCAACTGCATTATACCATTTCCTCATATACGCCCAATAATTCTGCTACTACAAATCCTGCACCTGCCCACCAAACTTGTCCACTCATCAAGAATAGACCAGCAACAATTCTAATTGCGCTTTTAGCAAAACTGATGTTTTTGTGTTTTACCGGGTCTGGGTGTTTTGTTTTTTTAGCGTTCGCCATACTTTTTCCTTTTCCATTTCGTCGAGCCACTCCTGTTCTCCAGTATAAGTGGACGCTTCTTCTAGCATTTCATCTAGTATAAATTTTACACGATATAGGTCTTGTTTGCAACCCCAAGTTTCAAATCCTGTTGCATACTTGTCGTGCATTGCACGGTTGCATTTCCTAAGTTCGTGTGTAATCTTTTCTACACTCCAATCTATAATCATCGCTCCACTCACGCTATGCGTAGTCTCTAGTTTTGCGTTCTGCATGTACAGAGTTTGCAATTGATTCTGAATTAGGCTCTTCGTCACTGACCATCATGATTGCATCTGGATCAGCTCTACGTATAGTAAATTCTTCACCGTCTTTTGCAATCTTAATACCACGACTCCATCGTCCGTGTTCTAATAGTACCCACTGTCCCACGGTGATCTCTGTTTGTGTTGGGCCCACAGCATATACCTTTGCCCAACGTGGACGTATACCATCTGTTTTGCCGTCATCACCTAATAGCACAATACCACTGTCTAGTGTACGTCCTTCGAAGCTCATATCACGAACAATTATATTGTTGTGTAGCGGTTTAATTGTCTTGCCTTCGAAGTCGAGACGAAATTGATATCCAATGTTTTGATCGAATGGATTCTCTACTGCCATGTGTATTTCCTTATTGAGTTATGTTGTAATAAATTTAACTAATGTAAGTTTGTAATAGATTCACTTAAAATCGACTAACTTTTTTCTTTGGTGGCTCTGGTTTCTTTGGTACCAGATCTTGATCTGCTTTAGTTTCTGTAACTGCTGATGCAAGACTACCTCTAATCATTGGTCTGGTTTTGGGTTCCTCTGGCGTTACGTCTGGTGCAGGTTCTACCCAATCATCTACTAGTTCTTTTTTATTGTTTACAGGTTCTTTTGGTTGTGGAGGATTATCCGTTGCTACAGGCGTATTTAATTTGTAATAGTCCTGCATTACCTTGTCTTTGGTTTTTTCTATTACACCACCTGGGCCCAGTTGGTCTCCTCTGGCATTGATACCCATATTGCCTATCGCTATTTCGCTTTCGTTTGCAGCCAACAGTGAATCCATGTTAACTTGTTTTCCGTTTGCTGTTCTGTATACTTTTGGCATTTTTATCTCCTTATGCGCTGATATTTACCGTAAGAATTCGTGGATGTCGAGATTATACTTTATACTGTTTATCTTGTGGGCGCCTAACAAATACAGTACGTAACTGGCTACACTTGAACCTCTGCCCACTCCCCAAACAACATCGTTTTTCCTCCAGGTGTCTATGATATACTTTATTTGTTTTAACAAATCAAACATACCACGTTCCTGATACATCAACAATTCCTTTCCTACACGTTCTACTTCTTGATCTGTATTACATTGTTCAATTAACCATTTGGCAATATCCAAGTTCAGATACTCTGCAGGCATATCCCAACTGTCTTGCATCTTTCGATCAAACTCTTCTACATCTAAATCTGTACTGGTGTACTCTTTTAGTTTATTAAATCCAGCAAACAAGTTATCAACTGCACTGTTAAACTGCGCAGGATCATTTACAAATATTTGTTCTATACTTGCTTGTGGATTTTTGTATAGCAAGTCACATAGTTCGTCTACTTCTGCAACTGCTACACCAAACTTATCATACTTCATTTTTTATCATCCAAAAACGTCCTGGTAATATTTCCACAGAACAAGTTTTTTCATTAGCATATTCCGTTATGGCGTCTATAGTGCCTTGAAAATCAGGAGCATAATCATCTCCACACACTACTGGAACATGTTCAAATAATCTAAGCATATCCTTGACTGCCTGATAATCATGGTCTCCATCGTAATAAACTAAATCCCAATCTGTTATAACATCTTTGCCGCCAAACCAGTCTATGGTATTTTCTTGCCAGATTTTTTCAATCAAATAAAACTTTGGGTGTTGTTGAATAATTTTATCAAATATGTCACGATGTTGGATATTTTCTTTTTCTACATATCGAGCATATTGATAAAATTCTTCTTTGTTATCAATTAATTTCGATGCAAAAAATAAGTACTCGTTGGTCAACCCAAAAGTGTCAAGAATGAAGAACTTAGTGTCGGATGGCAAAACATTTAGCCAGGCCCAAGTACTTCTGCCCCACCCACATCCTATTTCTAATACATTAGGAACTTGGGGCAAAAGATTAGCTACATCTTTATAAAGTTCATGTTGGACATCCGTAGTCCAACCAGGAATGTCGTTGGCTGAAGTAATATTCGGCCATATGTTCATCTTTTCTTACCAATATCAATTAAGTCTTTGAACTTGTCGTCTTTACCAGCCAAGTCATCCAACATTTTTTTGTTGCGCTTATTCAGCTCATCTTGGTATGATTCCATAATCATGTTCAATTGGTTAATCATCTGTTGATTGCCCATGCTGTATGCTTGGTTTAACCTCTGCATAATATCACTGTGTTTTTTCTGTACTTCTTCGTCGCTTAGGCCGTCTAATTTATCTATCAGCGGATGCATTATACATCTCCAGTTTACAAGTCACCTTGTTTACGGTTTTCAGAATGAAATGCATCAAACTCACCACCGGGGTAACGTGCTTTTAATTTATTTACATTTTCTGCAATCACATCATTTGGATCTAAGTTCAACGCTCTGCAAGCATTAATCCAATACCACATGATATCACCTAGTTCACGTTTCATGTGAAAGATGTTTTCTTCGTTTACTGGTTTGCCCTGGAACACAATCTTTTTGGGTATTTCTGTAAATTCGCCACACTCTGCGGCCAACCCCATTGCGGCTGTTAACAACAAACTTGGATTAACTGTTGTATTGGTATTAATGTCAGTCAGCCGTTCTACTAACTTGTCTGGATAGTTTGACTCTGCTGAAGTTACTTCACGAACAAAGTCTTGATACTTGTTCAAATCAATTTGCATAAAAGAAAACTCCTAGTTATGCAATAGTATATACTAAAACACCACTAGGAGTCAACTGATTTGTGTAAATTAACTTATGTTCTTAACCAAGCTGTTACACCAGTGCTGTATTGTAAGTTAACAGCAACATTGCCAGTTAAGGCTGTACCAGTTCCTACCCACTTAACAGCGCCAGCAGTGTTGCCAGCAAAGTTTTGAACAGTTAATGTAGTAATGTTCGAGTGGAAAGACAATGTAAGTTCTTGACCGTCTAACGCAACGGTTGGAACAGTAACATAAAGATTGGCAATAGTTGCGGAATTTGCTGTATCAATATGATAGGTTCTTACTTCGTTGTTAACAAATAAGTTTGCACCATTTGCAACTGTATGGTAAGCATAGTTTGGACTAATTGTACCATCTTGGGTAGTTAGGTTACCTTTTACGGTTAGTCCACTGTTTACTGCGTTTCTGTTTCTGGTTAGATCTTGTATTTCAATTGTAGTACCGGCATCAACTGTGCTAAACTCAAACAAGTAATCATTTGAATTTGCTATCTCGTCAGCATTAAATGTTATAACACTACCACTAATACCGGCAACGGTATCTTTGTCACCTAACGAAACTGCCGCTGGCAGTGTAAGTGTATGAGCGATATTGCTTACATTGACCCAAACTGCAATTTTGGCTTTTTGCCCGGAACTGTTTGACGGGAAAGTAAATGCTAGTGTTGTAGCACCACCTAAGGTAATCTTTTGATAGTTGCCGTTAGCAAAATCAATAGTAGTAGCACCACTTACTGAACCAACATTATTGTATGTTTCTCTCCAACTAGTCAATGAGGCGTTGGTTATAACATTACCAGCCAGATCATTACTGAGCGTGGTATTGGTTAAAGCAGACTTTAGTACTGCTTTGTTTTGTAAGTCTTCTAACTCAGCTTTAGCAAAAGTAAGATTGTTACGTATGTTTGTGAAATTATCGCGGAAACCTTGGCTGTCATTATCTTGACCAGCGACCGGATATGTACCGTCGACATTATTTGGGTTTACTTGGCTTGTCATTTATACAAATACTCCATTCTGTGGGAACTTGATATATTTATCCTCTGTTTCAGGTTCCATATATTTGTCTCTATTATTACTGAAAGCTGTGCCCCCACGAACACCTCCTACAGTAGGATCTCCTTCTTTGCTAGTCATACTGCCACCATCAAATGTTGTTTCAGTTCCTTGCGCCTCTGAAAACACTAAGAAAGTTGGTGTAGCCTCTCCTCCATCAAATGTATATTGTAATGTAGACGATGGGTATGTTCGACCGCCGCGAACTTTTACTGTTTGATTTACAAATATTTCGCTTATAAACTCTAATCTTATTTCTTGGTCACTACCTGCATCCAGTCTTGAATGTTCAAAACCAGGTATAGTTTCATCAAACCCTATCGATTCGTCAAAACCTTCATCTGGTATTGTTTCGTATGTTATTTGCCACACTCCGCCCCGCTGGTTTACAGAACTTAATCCTGACTGTTTTTCTAAATATCCATATATGAATGTTGTACCATCACCGCGGACCCAACCGTCGTTGACTGCTTCAGTGTCAAACCCAAATTGTTTAGCAAAGATTATTTTTTCAAATGGTTGAATGTTAGTAACACCGTCTATAAGTCCTAGCAATTTTACTCTACTTAGTAACTCACTGTCTATGCTATTAAACGATTTGCTAACTGCATAGTCAACTGAAGCGGTACCATTGAATTTGATCCCTGCGCCTGCTGATGCAGTAATATTTGCACTTAATGTTAAGTTTTGTGAGCCCACGTTTTCTTGTACGTTGGTTATAAACACATTATCGTCTATACCAGACGATAACGTATCTACACTTGATAACGTCCAGCCATAACCAATTTTTAGGTTATCCGAAACAACAATAGCATTTGCATTAGTAACTGAGCCTACAACTGATGTTGTGATTACATCCGTTCCTGCATTAAGATCTACTAACTTATCAAACGTTGTGTCTCTGCTAGGTAAGAACTTATTAGTCGTAGTGTCAAAGAACTTACTTAGTGAGTTATCCCATTGATATCTGTCCACCGTGAATGGGATAGTATTTAAAGTAAACCCACTATTCCTTAGTCTATACGCTATTAGTTCGGATGCACCTGGGTTTGTGTAAACCAATGGCACTGCTCTAATAAGCCCCAATACCTTACCATTGGTTTGTACACTGGTCATCCAACGGGGCAAAGCACCGCTGTTGGTATAACCTAAACCTGTTTCTAATCGCTTTTGCATGTTAGTAAAGCTATTGGTATAAATGGTATTACCATACTCAACACCGTTTTGAATGTATGGGTTAGTGTTTGTGAGTGTAGTACTAAGCGGTGGACTATTTCCTGCAAACATTTGATTGTCAATAATGTCTGCATATACCACTTCGTATTCTACATTTCCGCTTGAGTCCAATGCTCTAGCTGTTTTAATTGCACCGAAGTTAATACTTTTTGTATAATGATTAAGTGCTATAGTCGACACCATTTCAGATGCTTGTGCAACACTTAAACCAGCTGAGAATAAGAATTTAATATTTTTTTGTATTCCAAAGTAAGCATCATCTGGTCTATACACATTTGCAGGCGGAACAAAAGAAGGATTTGTCACAGTATTAACATATGATCTTCTTTCTGTATTATCTGGCAATGCTTTTAGATATAGATTTTCGTAAGGTGCTAAGTTTCTAGACTTGATAAACACCCTAAAGCTCTTAGTAGCACTGCTTGTACCATCTCGTGTTGTTGCTTTTACAGTAAACCTACAATTCTGATCAAACGTCGTTGTACCACTGTCTATAGCTGTGGTAATTGCATTACTTGTTGTAGATCTTACTTTGGTTGTAGTGTCGTTACTGAATGTTAACAGCGTTCCTTGCACAACATAAATTGCTGGTTGCACCTCTACAGTTTTACTATCTACTATTGCAGTTATCTTACACCCTGCCGCTACGCCTATGCCTTGCACACTCATTCCTACTTCTAAATCTGTTGTGCTGGTCACTGGCAGATATCCTACTGCCGCATCTAAACTAAAGTATCTAAAAGAAACACGCCCTACTAAGTTTCCGGTACTCAGTACTTTTAAACCTTGTGGGATTCTACGATAAGGCTGGTAAACTGTACTGTATTCTAATTCTTTACCTAATGTATTGTATGCGCTAATAGATAGTTTACTTACAGCACCGTTATCCATTATGCCTAAATTTTCATTAGTGTTCCATATAATTTGTTCGTTCAGAGTACGTTGTACTGTTATGCTGAATACAACAGGGTCACTCTTTACCCCTGGATCTAGTTCTCTGAATGCTCTGACAGATACATTGTATGTTTTAGTTTCTTCAGTCTGGGTAGGCAAGGTACCAAACAGCCAACCTGTGTCTCGGTTAATTGTTAACCCGATCGGTAGTCCTTCAGCACCTTGATCAAACAGCAATGAATCAAAACCAGTACCTGGCGCAATATATAGAACAGTGATTACATCACTGGCACTAGGTGTTAGACTTGTAAACGTTAAGTTTGTCCCTGACGTGGTATAGTCTATAGTGGGAAGATATATCGTATCGTTTATTCTTACACTGATGTCAACTGCGGCAGCCGCGGTGTCTAGTGTGTAAGGTCCAGTACTACCGTCACCATTAAGTGTTTGTATTACAGGGGTATCAAGTTGATCTAATCCACTAAAAGCAAGTTCTGCAACTTCCCATTGTACGTCTTTTGCCTCTGGGTCGTATGCAAGGAATTTGTAAGCAAGTGTGTCCCCGGCTACACGTGCAGGAAGGCTATCCGGAGCGTTAAGTATGATTGGACGATAACGGTTATCATGATCAATTGTAATAAATGTATTATTGACAACGGTGATATCGTTATCAGCAGTAAAGTTTGACTTGCTTACAATTAATGTTCTAACATCTACTGTATCAAATTTTCCACCATCAGTAACTTCTACTCTAAAATTAAAGTATTTGTCTGTGCTTTCAGGTAATGCATCAAAAATAATTGTTTCGTATGCAGCCGCTTCGTATCCTAGATCATCAATATTAGCGGCAATGATATCAACATAGCCAGATAGTAATCCTGTTGAACTTAGTGTTGTGCCTGGAGGTAGGTCACCTTGGACCACTTTGTAAGTTGCTGTGGCACTAGGGTTGTCATTTATAGTTACAAATTGATAACTTAAAAATTCGCCATCAAAGAATGCACCAATCAAGTCCGGACGTGGGAAAATTTGTGGGCCAACTGCATTGCTGACTGTTAGTGTAAAGGATCTATCTGCGACGTCACCGTCGTCATTGGAGGCTCTGGCAGTAAAACTATATGCTTTGCTTTGGTTAACTGCACTAAGAATCGTCGGAGCACCGCGGAATTCACCTGCACGTGTTATGTACATTCCACCTGGAAGCTCACCTGCAATTAAACTATAAGTTAATGGTTGACTGTCGCTGTCTGTTGCTGATAATTGTAACTTAAAGTACTGGGATTCAGGTATTGTTCCCAAATCACCTTTAGCGGTTACCCATGTAATTGTGCTCATTTATAACACCACTATTTCAATAACTCTTTCTACAGTTTCTGCGCTGGTGTCTAGTGCAACACCAAATACTCTACTGTCGCCTACTTTTGCACATCCGTTGTCTGCCGGTACTAGCTCGTCACCTTTGGCAACTGCACCTACTACACGACATGGTACACGCCCTTTTAGTGCAACTGCTTGTCCATCTCCATCTTTGTTCATTAAGAACGCTGGTGCTGTAGATATAACACCAATTGCTCGTTGACCTTCTGAACTTGCTGTTACTTCTGCTGTGCCACCAACTACAACAACTGTACCTGGTGCATAGACTTGGTCCGTGGTATATTTCTCAGCCAAGTCAGCATATAGAGCTTGTGTTGATGTACCTATTAAGTAGCTTGCAGATACATTACCAGTAAACACACCTGTATTACTTGTTATAGCAGTCACTGCATTAACTATATTACCTTGCACTGTGTTAGTTACATTTACATGATTTGCGGCTATGTTTCCTGTGCTAGTTAAATCGTTTGTTGTTTTATTAAAAATTAATCCTGCGTCACCACCAAGAGTACCGTTATCGTTAAACTGTACCTGTGTATCTGCTCCGCCTACACTAGCAAATGGAGCACTGTTGCCTGACCAAAAAACGCCAGCATCAACGTATAACTTGGCTGATCGCACATCTCCGCCAACGCCAACACCACCTGATCCAGTGACTACGATAGCACCGCTAGTTTTACTACTAGATGCTGTTCCACTAGTATATACAGCATTTGCTGTAAAATTAGGAATACCACTAAATTGCGGAGCACTTGCAATAGTGGTTACATCTAATGTACCTGCATGTACTTGTGCCCATCTGGCTGTGTTCTTGTCGCCCAACCAATGTGTATTAGTAACACTTGGCATTACGTTACCACCAGAAGTAAAGATTCCTGAAGTTACTAAACTTGTTAGTGTACCTAAACTGGTAACACTTGGTTGTGCATTTGTTTTCAGTGTACCTAATAGGTTTCCACGGAATGCCGCATTGGTGCCAACAGCGTGTATGTCACTTACAAAGGTATTACCCGACACACCCAATCCACCTGTAATAATCACAGCACCAGTTGTTTTACTGGTTGAAGCTGTTGCTGATTGGAATGTAGTCGCTAGTCCAACAGTACCACCATTGAACGCACCAGCTGAAGTTACAACTGGACTACCGTTAATATAAATCGTGTCTGCACCACTAAAGTTCATGTTTCCAACATGGAAGCCTCTAACGGTAATATTGCCTGTACTGACTGTACCTGTGTTGGCAGTTACTAAGTTTCCAGCAATGTGTACATTACCAGCAACACCTGTGCCACCTTTAACTATTAATGCACCTGTTGTGCTCGAAGTTGATGACAGTGTGTTGCTCAACATCAATTGACCAAACTGTACATTACCTGGTGTGCCTGCTGTAACAACATTTGACGCAACAGTTGTGTTGTCTAAGTAGACTAAACTTTCTGAAGTGTTCTGCCATCCAAGGAAGAATTTCTTTTCAGCAACATCATAGTATTGTGCGGCAATACCAATATCTTTGCCGTCGTCACTGCTGAGTCCACCACCATCAAAGTGTAGGTCCAAAATAGGAGCACTTGTGTTTTGACTTGCACTGCTGGATTGTGAGCCACTAACACTCAAGTTACCCACAATAGTAACATTACCTACAATGGTTGCACCGTCCTGGCTAACAAACAAATTACCATAACTGGTAACTGTGTTGCCCACAATACTGTCTGCATTAACATAAGATGAAGCAAGGACATAGGTGTTGGATACAATGTACCCACCAGTTACACTTGCGGCACTGATTATGCTTTGTCTTGTGCCTGCAAATAGCCCTTCGTTAAATGTTTGAAAATTGTCATTAACAGTTCCAAACGCAGACCGTATAGTATCACCGGTTCCGTCGTTTGCTACTGCTCCTGTGTTAATGTTAATGTACGCCATTTTTTATCCGTTTTTAATATTTACTTGTTTAGTATCTACCTACTGCTACTTCAATTAGTGCAACAGAGTTGTCTTCAATTATTTCTAAGCTCTTACCAATAACACATCCCGGCTGATACTGTGTCCTGTCCAATGCTACAGCAACACCTGGCGTCGCGCTTGTTACTAGCAGTGTACCTTTGTTAACTGGTCCTTGAACCATACACGGTAAACGTCCTGTAAGTCCAACTGCAACACTTCCGCCGCCTGTGTTCATCAAGTAGGCTGGATTTGTACTAACAATACCTGCTACTCTTTCATCATGTGATACAGTTGTAACTGTAACTTCCTGTTCACCGCCAAATACCAATACAGTACCTGGATCGTATGTAGTATCTGCCTGATAATTCTCTGCCAAGTCAGCATATAGAGCTCCAGTAGCAGTACCTGCAAAGTATGTCGCTGAAACGTTGCCACTGAAGTTTCCGTGTATCGCGCTTACGTTTCCAGCGGCATTAATAGTTGGTGCTTGTACACTTGTGGTTGCATTCAAGTGATTTACACTTGCATTTGCACTGATTGTTGCGGCCACTGCTGTAAGTGCTGTAGCGGCATTAATAGTTGGTGCCTGCATGCTTGTTGAGGCAATGACATGATTGGCACCTACATTAGCACTGAACGTACCTGCGGCTCCCGTTACTGCTGTGGTTCCGTTTACTGTGGCAGCTTGTACTGTGTTGGTTACATTTACATGACTTGCGGCTAAGTTAGCACTGATTGTTGCGGCCACTGCTGTAAGTGCTGTAGCGGCATTAATAGTTGGTGCTTGTACACTTGTGGTTGCATTCAAGTGATTTACACTTGCATTTGCACTGATTGTTGCAGCCACTGCTGTTAAACTTGTAGCGGCGTTGATAGTTGGTGCTTGTACGCTTGTAGTTGCATTCAAGTGATTTACAGCGGCGTTAGCACTAATCGTTGCAGCCACGGCTGTTAAACTTGTAGCGGCATTAATAGTTGGTGCTTGTACACTTGTGGTTGCATTCAAGTGTACTCCGCCTACGTTTCCAGTAGCGTTTACTGTAACTGCTTGTAAACTTCCAGTTGTGTTAAATGCATTTGCTCTGATATTACCTGCTGAACTGTAAATTACACCCTTACTACTTACTACGGTATCTGCTACAGCATTATCAAGAACGTTAAGCTCTGCCGCTGTAGCAGTAATACTACCGGCACCAATTTGTAATGTGCCAGCATTTACTGTATCACCGTTAACAGTAGTAGCTTGCAATGAGTTTGTTACGTTTACATGACTTGCACCTACGTTAGCACTAATTGTAGCGGCTACTGCTGTAAGTGCAGTAGCGGCATTGATAGTGGGTGCTTGTATTGAGGTTGTAGCATTAAGATGGTTTACACTTGCATTTGCACTGATTGTTGCGGCTACTGCTGTAAGTGCAGTAGCGGCATTGATAGTGGGTGCTTGTATTGATGTTGTAGCATTAAGATGATTTACACTTGCATTAGCACTGATTGTTGCGGCTACTGCTGTTAAACTTGTAGCGGCATTGATAGTGGGTGCTTGTATTGAGGTTGTAGCATTTACATGCGGAGCTCCAACGTTTCCTGCGGAATTAATTGCTCCTGCTACGCCAGCACCACCTGCAAGTATCAATGCTCCAGTTGTGGAGGTTGTTGATGCTGTGGTGTTGGCAATTGTTAAGTTACCAACTCTTAATCTATCCCATATTATGTCTGTGTCTGCCCAGTTTATTGTTGCACCAGGTTCTGCATCAACATTACTGAATACTTTCCAAGTGCTGTCGGTGTAATCACGCACAACACCTGTGTGTTGATAAACATTAGCGGACCCACCAACGAATTGACTAAACGTACCAATGTCGTAGTTGTATGGATATACTGTATTTGCAGTCAAGTACAACAATGGGTCTTGTACGTTAATTGTGTGACTTGCAATACTGTTTAGGTTTGCAACCGTTAAGTTACCGTTAACAATGGCGTTGCCAAACACATTCAGTGAGGTCAACTGCCCTACACTTGTGATATTTGGTTGCGCGACTGTAGTCAGTGTGGCACCAAGGTTTGTAATATTACCAGTAGTTGCGTTTATTGTTCCTGTAGTAACTGTGCCCAGGTTGTTCATGTTACCGTTATAAGCGGCTACATTAGCATCACCATAGGTGCTACCACTAAAATTAGCATTAGCGTAAGTTTGGTATGCTCCAATATTTGCATTTAGTGTTGGTAGGGTTGTGCCAACAGTTGTGCCTACGTTAGCATCAAGTGTTGTTATATTAGTTGTTGCTGTGCCTAAGTTAGCATCAATTGCTGGGATAGTTGTGCCAACAGTTGTGCCCAAGTTAGCATCAATAGCTGGTATAGTGGTGCCAACTACAATTCCCAAGTTAGCATTTATACCTGGTATAGTTGTACCAACTACCACACCAACATTGGCATCAAGTGTATTGAAACTTGACAAAGTTGCAAGTGACGGTATGGTTGTGCCTACAATTGTACCTACATTAGCATCAATAGCAGGAATAGTTGTGCCTACAATTGTACCTACATTAGCATCAATTGCTGGGATAGTTGTACCAACAGTAGTACCAATGTTTGCATCAATAGCAGGAATAGTTGTGCCTACAATTGTACCTACATTAGCATCAATTGTTGTAATTGCTAAGTTTGCGGCAGTTACATTATTATTCACAGTGGTAATTGCTAAGTTTGCGGCAGTTACGTTAGCATTCACAGTTGTAATATTTGTAGTTGCTGTTCCTAAATTAGCATCAATAGCTGGGATAGTTGTACCAACTACAGTACCTAAGTTGGCATTTATGCCTGGTATAGTTGTACCAACTACTACACCAATATTGGCATCAAGTGTTGCAATGTTTACATTTGCCGCGGTTACATTTGCATTAATTGCCGCTATTGCCGCAGTATCAACGGTTGCAATAACAGCATTAGCAGCCGCCATGTTTGCATTAATTTGGCTGATATTTAAGTTAGCATAAGTCTGGAATGATCCAGTGTTTGCTCTAATTGCAAATATAGCGTTGCTGTTAACGGTAACTCCGTCACTTATGCCACCGATATTAGCATCTACGGCTGCCCAGGTTCCTCCAGTAAATGCACTTGACTGTATAGTACTGTCAGCAAACGTTAAGTTACCAGTAACAAGTTGGAAGTTGCCGTCTTTGTTTAGTTTTGCCAAAGCTGTGTTTGCTTGTAAAACTACGCCTGTGTCTGATTGTACCTGGGCATTGCCTCCAACGGTTTGGAAATATCCGTCGTGTGCATATTGTACTATCTTGCTGTCAACCCCTGCAGGTATAAAGTTTCCTGTAAATGTGCTGTTGTTTATGCCAACAGCTACGTATTTGGTAGCTCCACTACCAAGTATAGCATCATTAGCGTATGCAACATAATTTGATGTTGCGCTCGTACCAGTACTCTTGTTCTGTGTAACTATTTCGTAACCAGCATTTATGTTACCTGTAAACACAGCACCTTCGTTGGGCCAAGATAAACTTGGTGCTAATCCAACTTCAAGTACACCGTCAATTTTAACATTGGCAGTTGCTAGTAGATAGGAAGCACCCACATTGCCTGTGAATGTTGCGCTGGTTGCAGTGTTTGCATAGTTTGTTCTGATGTAACCTACGTTAGCATCTAGTGTTTGTATTTCAGTTGTTCTTGTGCCCAGGTTAGCGTTAATAGTTGTTTGATACGCTCCTAAGTTAGCATCAATAGCAGGGATAGTTGTACCAACAACCGTGCCAAGATTGGCATCAATTGTGCGAATACTATCGCCTTGTACGCCTGCATTGTTTTGCAGGTCAACAAGTGCAACACTTTGTGCCGAGGCGTTTGATGTGAGTGTAACAATACTAGTAGCCTGTGTGCCTGCGTTAGCAGTTAAGGTGTCAATACTAGTTGCTTGTGTAGCGGCATTACTAGTAAGTGTGTTAATGCTAGTGGCCTGCGTAGCGGCATTACTGGTAAGGCTTGTGATATTGGTTGTTGCTGTGCCAAGGTTGGCATCTAACGAAATAATCTCAGTTGATCTCAAACCCAAGTTAGCATTAATTGCTAGTATGTCTGCATCGTTGCTTCCAATAGTTGCATTGGCGGCTGTGATGTTTGCACGAAGTAGGTTAACTTCGTTTGTTGTAACACCAGTGTTGCTTTGTAATGCTGAGATATTGGTTGTTGCCACACCCAAGTTTGCATCGATCGAATCGAGCTTGGCACCTTGTGTAGCGGCATTAGCAGTTAGATTGTTAATTGAGTCTGCTTGTACCCCAGCATTGCTGAATAAGTTGTTTATCTGATTAAGATTGTTGGTAATTGCAACACTTTGTGTAGCGGCATTGGCCACCAGTGTGTAGAATGTAGTACTGGTATTGCCAACAATTGTGCCTACATTAGCATCAAGCGCATCCAACAGCAGATCCTGCACACCTAAGTTAGCACGGAATATTACCAAATTGGCTCTGTTGTTTTCAATGTTTACATTTGCGGCAGTAACATTAGCATTGATACTAGTAACGTTGGCAAGAATAGCATTTGAGCTTAGTGCGTTGTTGATGCTGGTGTCGACATAACTTATGGTTGCTCTAGTAGCGGCCAATCCTCCTACGTTGCCCCATAGTGTACCAACGTTGGCGTCTAGTGTTTGTATCTGACTTGTATGAGTTGATATGGCACTGTTTGCCGCGGTAACGTTGGCGTTAACACTGTTGAAGCTTGAGCTTAAGGTTGCAATGTTACCGTTTATAGCATTGGTTACATAACCTTTGCTTGCGGCATTTGCAATATCGTTTACGTCTAGTGTTACATCTCCAGTCTGCCCGTTGACAGTGAGAACTGGATTAGCAGGAGCACCAACATTGCTTATGGTAGCAATGTTTCCTACTGTTGCGTTTCCTAGTGTGAGGACTGTAAGAGTTACATCATTTACGCCCGACGTGCCACCTAGTGCGTTACCAAATATCGTTAGTGTATCTGATACAGCATAGTTGTTACCAGCACTGTTAATAATATCAACAGTATAGGTGTTAGCGTAACGATTGACTGTAAATCTAGCGTCTGTACCTGATCCACTTGTGATGGTAGATACATTCGAATAAGTTAGTCCACTGTTTTCGGCGGTAGAGTATAGTTCAGTAAAGTTATCATTTGCTTTATCAAACGCTATTCGAAGTTCGTCACCGGTCCCGTCACCTGCGGACGTTCCGATATCAATTATTTGTTGTGCCATAAATCATCCTCATACAGAGTATTTATGGCAGTTATAAAGTTTAAGGTTTTGGGGGGTTATGCGTTAAAACTGCTTCCACATCCGCAAGTTGCTGTAGCATTAGGGTTGACAATAGCAAAACTTTGGCTCATCAAATCCTTTGTGAACTTGATTGTGGAACCTTTAAGGTATTCTGCACTCATATGATCTATTAGAATACCAACTCCGTCACCGGCATCTATGCTGTAATCATCATCAGCAGTGTCTTCGTCGAATGTAAACCCATATTGGAAGCCACTACAGCCGCCACCTTGCACAAATATACGCAGTTTAAGGTTTGGGTTGTCTTCTTCTGCGATAAGTTCTTTTAGTTTACTTGTTGCGCTTTGTTCAACTGTTAATATTTCCATAATGTTCTTCCTTTATAGGGTTGCATTTTTCACAATAACATTCTGTGCAGTAGTCGCAGTCTTCATCTACACAACTGTGTCCACAGTGTGCGGCATGCAAGCATGCTCTGCATATTCCTTTAGTATTCATAAATTCTCCAATACAAAAATACCATTGACCATTAGATAGACATCACTAATCATCAGAACCACGTAAGACTATAACTCCACATGCCAGTCGATCACCAGCATTTCCGGTCTTCAATGATTCTTCGTCTCCGCCTTTTCCAAGATCATCTTTTTTGCTATGTATTACTATTGCTCTACCTACAACACTCCGATCTCCTGTTAGATCCACCCGAGGTGCTTTTATTATAAAGTCAGCAACACCTTTGTCATTGGCAACAACATTACCTAGATCGCCTACATGTCCTTTGCTGATGTCACCGTGGTCTACACCGTCTGGATTGTAATGAGCCCCAGCACTTTCGCATCCGTTGCTTAGATCACCATACTCGTGTATGTGAAACCCGTGCTCTCCGGGTTCAAGGCCCGTTATTTGTCCTCGGATCAGTGTGCCTTTTCCAGGTTTGCTAACTAAAAGAATAGTACCTTTGACTTTGTCACTGTGGTCTAGTTCACATACTGCTTGTGTAAAATCTTGATCCTCTGAGATTGCATTAACAGACTCACATTGGCAAGCCGCCGCTTTAGTTCGAGGACAAGTAGTATCCTCTGAAGTGTACGTCTGATTGGGTATAAGTTCTGTAGTAAGCATACTACTATTTAGTGCGATATACTATGCGTCCGCGGTTTAAATCATATGGACTCATTTCAATATCAACCTTGTCACCAAGTGCTACTCTAATGTTAAATCGTCTTAGTTTGCCAGCAAGTGTGGCTATAATTTCGTGATCGTTTTCTAACTTAACACGAAAACTTGCGTTTGGTAGAAGGTCTGTTATTTCACCTTCGAATGTTAGTAGTTCTTCCTTTGCCAATCTATCTCCTCATTTTGCTGATGGCTATTGCATCTTCATTACTAAACACAGGAACTGCATTTGATTTGTGCAGTGTGCCTATGCCTATAATTTTGTTGCCTGTGTATACCTTGTCAGGCGCTTTCACTGCTGTGCCAACACCCGTACTCAGACTCGGTATGTGCGGTGTCTCCCTGCGATACCCCTTTGTCTCAACGTAAACACTTTTTTCCAAACGCTTGGGTACACGTTTAGCAGGTTCCGGCACGTTATGCTTGTCCAGCAACTGCTTCCAATTTTCTGAATTTTTTCTTGCTTGTTGTGCGGCCTCTGCTGTACGGTACTTGTGTTTACGCTTGCTTTTGCCTGTGGTACTGAGCCACGGGCCTTCTAAGTGCATGGTCATACTGCAGGCTCGCTTAGTTTAGTATCAGCATCTACTAAAACAAAAGTTTCAGTAGGGTACTCCTTGCGAATGCTATCAATGGCTTCATCTTCAGTTGGTCCTTGTCCTAGGAAACTGTTGTTGCGATCATATAATAACACAAGTTCTTTATCTTGTTCGAACTGTATTATTTCTGTTTTAACTATCATTACTTTTTCTTCCAGTGCCTTAACACCAACCCGTGCTTGCTCCATGCCAGCAACATACGCTGATAGCTTTTGCTTTAGCACATAACTGGCAAATAGATTCCAGATTAGATAACCAAGCATGATAAAAAATATAAGGTCTAAGAATGTCATAGTTTTATTGTTTGTGTTTATAATATACGTATATTATAGACTCTTTTGGTAGCAAAGTCAACCTATTTTTCAAGGCTTAGGATCCAAGTAATTGCTTGATTTGCTTGCTGTTGGTCTACAGCATTTGGTGGCATAGGAATCTGACCCCATACACCCATACTGCCTTTGAGTATCTTTTCAACCAAATACTCTCTGTCAGCTTCTGTGTACTTTGCGGCTATGTCTTTAAATGCCGGACCTACCATTTTAACATTTACATTGTGGCATGCTACACAGTAGTTGTTCTTAATTACCAGTTCACCTGCTGGCTTTACGTTAGCACCTGATCCTGGTGCGGCTGTTCCTGTTACTCCTGCATGTGCAGGAATGGTTGCAATGATCAACCACATCAATAAACATATTGCTATTAAACTACCCACTGCTCCTACAAGTCGTTCTTTCCAGTTCACTATTGCGTCTCCTATAAAACTACTTAGCTGACATTGCATCATATATCTCTCCATGTGATTGTTTAAAGTTAGTACCTCTACGTAAATCGTAAAGGTCCATTAGGCTAATAAATTTCTGTCCAGACACTGCTGGAGTTTGCATTACCCGAGTAGCAATACCATGCAACTCGTTAGATTCGTGATTTATGTACTTCAAGTATACCAAGTCTTTTGCCGTCTGTGTTAAGTTATCTATGGATAATTCACTAGGGTCATCTACATAATTCCAACCTACAAAAACTCCTTTACTTTTTACAAAGTCTACAATTTCATCTACATATAATACATTTTGTATGCTGACTGTTGCTGTTATTATTACAGAAACGTTTGGAACAGTCAACCATCTGTCGAAATTATCTTCAATATCTTGCCAACAACCCCCACGTTGATCTTCAAATCTTTTACCAAAAGCATCTATGCTAATTAGCATTTTACAACTTTTAAATTTTTGTAGTATTTCCGTTAAACGGTCAGACCAAATACTGCCATTGGTGTTAATTGCAAGGTCTATGTGTTTGTGATCTCCTTGTGCAATTATATACTCTAGTAGCTCTGGCAAGTTTTTCATCAGTGTCGGCTCGCCACCCAATACTTGTAACATTGTCAAACCAGATAAACTGTCTTGCAATATTCTTTTAGTGTATTCTATGTCTATTAGACTGCGATTTTGCAAATTTAATAAAAGTTTTTCTTTATTTGCGGCCTCTGCAAATTTTATTTCTTCCATAGCAATAGCTGAACTAAAATTACTGTCGCAAATTCTACATTTGAAATTGCAGGTGATACTCGGCACTATTTGTAACTTTTTAAGTCCTACGTTAGCCGAATTCAAACTGTTTGTATCAGTAGTGATTAACTTAGTTAGGTGATTTCTTTCACTCTCACAACCTGCGTCTTCGGCACGCCAACATTCCTGACATTGATCAGGTTTCTCATTGTTTTCGAACTGTTCCCTCAGATCTTTAAAAGATTTACTATGATATGCTGTTGATAGGTTGTTTTTAGTTAAGTCGCAACCTGGATCATTTTCAAATTCTGTTACACGTATTTTACAGCAAGGATATGCTATCTTCTTTACGTCAACGTAACCTCCTGCAAAGGGAGCTGGGCAGAAGAACTCTTTGTTGAGCTCTGCCATTAGTTTATGACCAAGTTAATACAAAAAGTGTTCGATCCTTGTCCCACTTGAATGCTACTCCTAATTGATACGTTGCAGGGCAATCATCGTATGCCCATAGTTGATGCCTAGAACCAATGCACTGTTGCAACCAGTCTTCAATTTGCCCAATACCCCATACCCAATCCACTTGTGGATTGTCTGGTTGTCCAGGCCATGGCACTGTTGCATGGAACCTGAAGGGATGATAATGATCGACCAGCATATAAATACTTATAACAATTAAAGGAAATGTCGATCATGGTTTTTAAAGTTAAAGGCAACACAATAACTCCAGCAGAAATGCAAGCCAAAAGAGAAGCGAAAGAAAAACAAAAGGCAAAAGCAATACCAATGGAATCAACTGAAATAACTGATGTGTACAAACCAACTAAAGCCAAGTCAACCACTAAGAAGAAGAAGACTTCTCTTTAGCCGCTACTCGTTGACGCAGTTCGCTTGAACTGAATCTGTGTTCACGCTTGTTAAAGTATAGCTGTATGCCACGCTGTTTACAGATGTCTTTACCTGTGAAGTCTTTGGTAGCATACTCATCACCTAGTATACGCACATCAATATTGTACATGCTGAGTATATCTTCTAAGTCACGTTCGTAAGCATACGGAACTATTTCATCTACACAAGATAATGCTTTGAGCTGTGTATATCGTTCCACCACAGACTGTATAGGTGAGTTCTTTTCTGGACGATCCAGGGTAGGGTCAACCTGTAATCCACATATCAAATAGTCACATTGACTTCTCGCATCTTCTAACATGGTCACATGCCCGGCATGAAGTAAATCAAACGTACTGCAGGTGAATCCTACTTTAAGTGTTTGCATTTCATGTCCATTCATCTAAATCAATAAGATTGCTTTCGATACTATTGTTAATAATGTTATTGTCAAGGTAGTCAATTGGATTATTATCGTAACTAACACCATTAATAATGTCTGGTGATTCGTTTATAGTTGAAGCATACACTAATAGTTTTGTGATGTCAAACGGTTGTGTTAGTTCTATATCACCCACAAAAAACGTTCCTTCTTCGAAATTGCAGACTTCTGCAATCCAGCGTCCTTTTTTTCTATACTGTTGTGCCTTCTCTACATTATCTATATCTACCTCAGATTCCGACTCGTAACTCACACCCAAATTGGTTAATGTTTCGTAGTCTGTGCTGAACTCAATTACAGGATCGCCATTCTCATCGTCAATTGATATATAGGTGTAAACACCTCGCTCAGCACCCCAGCAACGGCAAATGTCATCCAGCTCACTCCAGTCACGTGCATACACACCATCATCGTCGATTAACGGATGGTCTGGTAGTTTATGCCCATCGTCTACCCACTCATCAAGATCCATAAACAGTGCATGCTCCCACTGAATGTTGTTGTCCTTTAGGTACTTGATACTAGACTGATTGGGAATACATCCAACCACATGCTCCCTGCCGTATCCTGAGATACTGATCGTATATGTACATGAAGTGAATTTGAGTATTTCTACCAGTTTTTCTTTTTGCTCTTGAGTTGCCATTCAGCTAATAATCCGGGTTTATTATGGCCTTTTGTCAATAATTTTGTCTATTAATCCGTATTCCAATGATTCTTCTGAACTCATGAATGTATCACGGTCCATGTCAATCTCAAAGTCGTCATATGTCTTGCCTGCTGTGTTGTGTTTAACATACAACTCTGTGAGTATTTCTTTCATCTTGGTAATTTCTTTGTACTGTATTTCTATATCACTCTGCATACCGCGTGTGCCGCCACTGGGCTGATGAATCATGTGTCTAGCATAGGGCAACATGTGACGCTTGCCTGGCGCTCCTGCTTGTGCTAGGAATGACCCCATTGAACATGCTTGTCCAATCACATAGGTTGCTACATCACATTTGATAAACTGCATGGTATCGTATATAGCCATGCCTGCTGTAATAACACCACCTGGACTGTTAACAAATAAATTAATATCCTTGTCTGGGTCTTCTGATTCTAGGAACAGCAGTTGGCTAACAATTAAATTACTCATGTTATCTTCCACAGGACCATTCAGCATAATAATACGCTCTTTGAGTAATCTACTGTAGATATCATAAGCACGTTCGCCTTTTGACGTTGTTTCAATTACCATTGGTACTAGTGACATACTGTTCCTTTATTATTTAGATTACCCAATTATATATTCCTCTCATCGCAAGTAACAAATACATTACTTCCATTAATGCTCTAGGAGTATCACTATCCTTAAAACCAAAGTAAACCCACATTGCAGAACTAACTGTACCAACTGCCCAGCCCATCCATTGCACATCAGGATTACCTCCGCTTAAAAGGAAAGCACTAACCATTGCTAGTATGAAGCCGAACCAACGCAATCCATTTTTCATTAGTGTTTCCTTATACTTGGCATCCGGTAGGGGAGTCGAACCCCTCTTGCGGGAATGAAAATCCCGAGTCCTAACCGATAGACGAACCGGACAAGGTTGGTGCTGGAGGAGAGACTCGAACTCCCGACATCCTGCTTACAAAGCAGGCGCTACTACCAACTGAGCTACACCAGCATGCGTTTATTTACTTCTCTTTGCTATCTCGTTAATAATTTTGTTCTTGTGTCTTGGTCTACAAGTTTTCAACATTTCTTCTAGTTTTCCTGTGCTTAATGGACCGAGTCTTAGCTTGCCTGATTCATATGTTAATGGGCTGTTCTTCTTATTAACTGTCATACTATCTCCATTGTATCTTGTTAAAACATTTGGCGGAAGTGGTAGGATTCGAACCCACGGTACGTTTGCACGTACAAGAGATTAGTAATCTCCCGCCTTAAGCCACTCGGCCACACTTCCGTTACTACTACAACTTTCCTAATTTCTTAAGTTCTATTATATGTGTAATTACGCTTCTTGTCAAGATGTTTTTGGTGTACATCGTCCCAATCTTCACCAATTCCAGTAGCATAATCTATATTGTTTGGTAGTACGTCATGAGTCTGGCCGTAGTTGTCTCCTATGTAATCTGCACATAGTTCACCAGGGAAAGTTACCAAGTCTTGTTCATTAATAAATTTAGCCAATCGTTTGCTTAAAATGTACACATCAGATTCCATGTGTAGCAATTTGTCAAAACCATACAGTGTGGTATATTCTTTAGCAACTTGTGCAGATCTGATTAGGTGGTCATCAGTATCTATCGTATCTTCGTAACGATATATTATGATATCCTTGTTTGCAAACCAAGGTCGATCAAGATTGTAAATTATTCTGTTATCGCCCCAGCCTGGAAGCTCTGGACTACCATTGTCCACTATTAAAAGTTGATCAAACTGTAGGCCTTGTTGTTTGTGATAGTTGTACCATCTACGCCAACGTTTTTCCCAATCAAGATCTGACGTACTGTATCCTGTGCAGTATAGTAGTGTTTTACTCATAGTTATACCAATATGGTTCTAACTTAGCCCACCACTCCGGAAAAGCCTCCCGAAAACTTTGCCCTCGTATTGCATCTAACTTGTCTGTATGCGCACAAAATTCAGGCCACAGTTTATCACACCCTGGGATAATTTGATTTATTATGCTGTTTACTTCTGGGTCTTTAATTTCACTTTTTAGTTCTTCTTTGATTGGGTTTGGTAAGTGTCTAAAGTCGTAGATCTCGGGAGTATACACATTATTGAATATCAACTTGTCTATTCCAGTCAATTCTTTTAGTCGTTGCGCATGATAATCTATATTGTGCATGTTCAATGATGTTAGTGTATACGTTATACATGGAGACACATTATCGTAACTTGCAAAATAATCATTTACCTTTTTGCCATTTCTGAACAAGGTATCTGCATCTGCTAAGTGCCTAACATATTCCATTTCTGTTGCATCCGATGAGTCTAGGCTTACGTTTAAATCAACTGCTTTATATTGTTTTAAAATATCTAAGTATTTTTCATTCCATATCATTAGGTTGGTCGTTAAACCAATGTATATATCTTTAGCGGCGCCTACTTTAATACCATGCTCTAACCAATCCCAGGTTTGCGGATTCATGAATGGTTCCCCGCCATAAATGTAAATCACACGTAACTCAGGTATCCATTCTTTAAGAGTATCCCAAAATTCAGTGTTTTGTTTTCCGAAACTGTTTCTAATTATTTCAAATTTCTTTGTGTACTCGTTGTAGTCAACATCAGGTTCTTCTAACTTGTATGCATCTTGATACCACCTGGTGCTAGTAGCAGGGTTGCACATACGGCAAGCCATGTTACACACGTTTCCTGGTTTTAATATAATGGATCTGGGTTGATTCTCTAAAGGTTGTATTCCGTCTAGTGCCAAATTAAACTGTTGTCGGACCGATACACGACCAGCATCTTCAGCTTGCCAACAGGGACTGCATCCAGGGTGCTTAACTCCCTTGTCTAATGCAATTTTAATCATTTTCCTTGTGTAACTGTTCCACGCTGTTTTTGGTGGAGACGTGGGTACTCTCATAACATCATGTTGATTGTCTTTCCAACTCTCTGTGTTGACGTTACAACTACAGTAGTCGGTCTCATTTTGGATGGCCATGTTCATATGAGACAGGGCGCAATGCAAATTTGTTTTTTTCATATAATTTTATTTTAGTGCCTGGCAAACTAGTTGTCAATAAATATTAGGATGTCGAAGTATATAAATTTTTCTACTGACTTAGGGCCATTTGTATTTAAACTATTAGACACCGACTTCGCAAATTTTTGGTTAGAACATTTCTTAAAGGTTAGTAAAAAGTATCAGTTTACCCCAAATAAAAGATACTGGCCGTATGTAATACCAAAAGATGATTCCACAGAAACTACAATAAATCAATTGACAGCAGTCTTCGACAAAGTTAATTCTATTATACCGTTGCCTGAATCTGTTGACAAACAACTTTTACAGAAACTTGATATCGAAACACAGAAGTTTCTCAATAGACTGCATAGATACCTAGTAACAGCAACTGAGTCTCGGGATAGATGGGAGAGTACAGGTGATGCCCAATTCGATTACATCCCATGGGAAAATCAAGAAATCAATTATCTGTTTAATTTACTAAATCAAACTATTCACAAGCTCGAAGAATATGTTGTAACTCCTAATAGAAGTGATTTCAACATTTTCTTAGGTAGCGTAGAAGTTACACCAGTGGCATCACAATACGACGACTGCACAGTTTATCAAGATGATGTAGACCAAGAGATACCCGACAGTATGATGAAAGACCTAAGATTGCACGGGCACAATGTTTGGATTAAAAAGGATATACTAGGTAAGGATTTTATTACTGCATTTGCAGATCACGATGACCCTGCACAATCAGATGTGAGACCTCCACCTATAATCTCTGGTGGATTAGAAATAGACATAGATGATTCCAGGAGTAGATTTTTCCAACATGATAAATTTAAGTCATGGTTGGGTAAAAGCCCAACCGATTATCAAGGTAGTTACCCCTTAGGTGATATAATGGTTCAACCAAACAACTTTAGTTTGATAAGCAAGTTCACATTTGTGAATGTTACGACGGGTCAATAAAGGCTCGTTCTAGCACATACCCGCCTGGGTTCTTAAGTGTGCCTTCTGACATGCCCATGTGCTTACACCATTTAATCATGTCTTCGTTGAAACGCATGTTGCCACAGATCATAACCTTATCATCATTGCGCACAGGTAGTGTTTCTCTCCACAGTTTCACTGTGATTCTTTCATCGCCCTCGCCTGTAACAATTGGACGATACTTCAATACTGGTGCTACCATTTCGTGTATGTCTGTGTCAATGAAGTTGGTGTTTAACTGTTTATAGTACGCAAGTTCTGATCTGTGTCTAACACTGTGTACAATATTAATCTGGTCCCATTGTTCCAGTGTATCCACATCACGTATTAGGCTCATAAAAGGAGCGAGTCCAGTACCCGTGGCTAACATCCACAGTGTACCACCTGGTGTGAGTGCTTCGTTACGTAGTGTGCCCACACACTTGGGCATGATGATAACCTCGTCACCTTCTTTAAGATGTTGCAGTTTGCCAGTCAGTTCACCGTCTTGGACCTTAACACTCAGCCATTCTAGTTCTTCTTCCCATGGTGCGCTGGCAATACTGTACGCACGTAGTATTTTCTTTCCATCTGCTTCCAATCCAATCATGGCAAACTCGCCAGCATTGAACCTAAATGATTGATTCCTGGTTGTGCGAAAACTAAATGTTTTGTCGCCCCAGTGATGGGTCCAAGTTACACGTTCTTTAAACATCTTGATTTTCCTTGTTGATTCTTTTTAGTATGCGATGATTGTGTGTATAATTAGCGTCCTCGGGAACACTGTCAAACACAACTGCTCCTGCCCAGATTTTACTGTTTTTGTGCAGTGTTATGTCTCGTTCATGCCCTTCTACCACAGTAGCACTTAATCCTATCCTAACGTTATCTTCTACAGTAATACCACCTGCTAGTGTTGCTCTTGCACCTATGATAACATTACGCCCAATACTGCAATCATGCCCTACTAGAGCATACCAATCAACTACAGTATAGTCACCAATAACACAATTATCTGTTATTGCGGTATGCGGCATTGCTATAATACCATTACCAAGTTTACTGCTCTCAATCCTTATACAGCTAGGATGTATTAAATTAGTACACTTAATCCCATGTTGATCTAATAGATCTATTCTGGTCTTGCGTAAATTATCACCTGAATGCTCTGGGTTGTTTAGGTTTTCGTTTCCGGTCCACCAAGACGTTAAGAAAAAATCATGATCTTCAACGAATGCTGTATCCTCTAGCATGCTGTCTGCACCTATCACAGGAACACCACATACAGAGTCTGTGTTGCCATAAAAGTATTTGTCTAATAGGCCCACAACTTGTCTGTTGCAGGCTTTTGCAACCATCTGAACATCATGTAGATTTTGTCTGTGTCCAACAAATACAATTGGTTTCATATAGGATATTATACGCTAGAGATAATTGAAATACAATACTATTTAATAAAAAAGCGGCCGAAGCCGCTTTTCTTATAGCTTGTTTGACATTCTAAATTCTGGATATGCTACAAGAGTTATTAGCAAGTCAATAAAAAACTATTTTTGTAAAGCCAATTTGGCTCTAGTTTCTGCCAAAGTTTTCCTAATTTTTTCACGGGTGTCTTCACTGACTTTGTGTCCCTTACGTGACTCGGACCAATTCTTCATATGCTCTGGGGATTTCTTTTTACCTTTGTGGGCTTCACTTTGCTTCTTTCTAGTACGTTCTAGTGTTCCGTCGGCACGGTTTCTTGCGACACGTTTCAATTGTGCTTCTGACATACGTTTCAGTTGTTCAGGTGTCCGTTTGCGTCCTTTGTTTGCCATTCCTTGTTTCATACGTAGTATTTCCTCTTTGCCTATTCGACCCGATAATGCTTGCCATGCGCAATAGTCTTGCCAATTATTGTGTTCTTCATATAACTTACGGTGTGCTTCTGCGTGGTCGTTTACAGTGAGTTCTACTAGGTTTCCGGGATCGTCAGTGCCGCCTAGATATTTTGGAATAATGTGATGTATATGTTTCATACATTTATTTATCCCAATCGTTATTTCAAAACCCAATGTCAATAAAAATGCCCACCGAAGTGAGCACTTTTTGTTTCTTCAAAAATTAATGTATATTAGCGGTTAGCAAAATACATTGTCACTTCGAAGCCATAACGCATTTCTGTATATTCTGGTTTTGTCCACATAGTAATTCTCCTCTGAGGTTGTTTCATAATCGTGTTAGAACGTCTCTAACACTTTTTACTTATGCATATTGTACTGGTAAAAATGGTAAAAGTACATACTGAAAATCGTGTTTTACTACTACGTATTTTCTGTAGAGTAGTTGAGACGCAATATCTCCCACGTGTCACTAAAGCTGGTCACACTGTGAACTTTTTCTGCACGTAAACTAATGGTATGGTCATTGCCACCTGGGTCGGTCTTGTCACCAAAGAACACAAACGGCGACAGCACATCAGCAACCTGAGCTTTGTCTTTGCCTTTTTGGTAAATGTCTATGCCTGTTTCACCTGCTACTGTGGCATCTATGTCCGGGAACATCTTGGTTATGGCTTCTGCTATTTCATACCGCTCGCCGTTGTCTGTATCCCATTTTACATAGTCTGTACGTTGTGTTTTGTCTGCTCCGCGCCCTACTACACTAAAGTTACACAGACCTATCCTGTGTTCAATATGTGTGCCTGTACGGGTCGGATATGCGCTATATTCGAGCCATTCGTTTAAAAATAGTTCAAGATCTCCGCCTATGCGCCAGTCACTTTTGTGAACCAGTTGTCCACGTACATATATGCTATTACCAGCACAATTGTAAACTGCGTTCACACTGTGGGCCACATCTTCACCAATCTGCTCTACTGTTTTAGCGTAATCACTTCCGGTGATCAAGTACACGTTCTTGTGTTTGATCCAATCCAGGAACCAACCCTTAAATGGGCCATACATTGTACTACGGCTAGGGGTAAGTGTGCCGTCCACATCAAATACATAATTCATAATATGATTATACTTGTATTAAAATGGTTAGTCAATAAAAAAGGGCGACATTGCGCCGCCCTTAATTGTATTAGTCTGCCATATAGACGCTTCTCAAAAGCTCAGAATACTCATTTGCAATAATTTCTTCTGTAATATCTTCGACAACTTCTTCGCCTTTGATAATGCAGTTCCAGCAATATGCTAGATAGTTAAGTACTACCGCACGGTTTTGTCCATAACCAATGTCATATGGTAGAGCATTGTGTGCGCCTACTGGATTTTGTACATTGCCTTTTACTAATGCATCGACTGCACTAGAACTAAAGTTACTGTCTTCGTATCCATACAGTTTAATATCTGTACTAGCAAGTTCATCAACAGTTTCTATCCATTCATCACTACAATCCATTGCAAGTCCTGCTAGAATAGCAACACCTGTTGCAGGTTGTACGTGAAAGTGTCCATTACCTGGAGCATCTAGTTTATCCATAAGCACTAATGCATCAGCAAGTTTGTCTACTTGATCGTGTAGATCTTTTACACCTGGAGTCTGGAACATGCTCTTGCCTCCATATGGACAACCTATATTAAGGGCTGTACCAATTGAACCTCTTTTTAGTTTTGAATTCTTAAAACGATCCAGCAAATTCTTAGCACGGAATGCGCCAGTAATTTTGTCTGCTTTTGTTTCAACAGCATCTACGCTGTCAATAATATAGTACAACGAACACGCTTCATATGGATCACTAATTTCGTATGTACGTACTGCAACTTCTTTTGGCACTGGAATTAACTTTACATTTGTGTTGACTACTTGTTCGTCTGAGTAATGCTTCTTCCAAATGTGCTGACGAGTGTTTCCGTCTAAAACATATGTCGAACCATTCTTAAAAAATGCAGGTTTCGAAGTAGTTGGTCCTGTATAATGTAACAGGTCAACTTCTGCGTGTTTGTGCATTGCTTTAGTCAAGCGTGTTACTGCTTTCTTAGCACGATGCTCTACATCACGGTTAATTGGAAATGTTGGAACTTTTAAGAACTCTATTAGATCTATCGTTGTGCTTTCTGACGGCATTGGGAAGTCTGTTAGTTCAAATGTTGGTTCTTCTTGGAATTCAAATAGGTCATTAGAGACCACTGATAGGTTTGTGTTTGACATAATTATCTCCTTAAGTTATCTTCAAACATGTAACAATGACCTCAGTCATTTTACATTTGGTAGGTCTTATACCTACCTTAGTATATTAAAGTTTTTGCGAAGAGAAGTCAATCTTTTTGGTAAAAAAGTCAATAAAAAAGGGCGACATTGCGCCGCCCTTTACTTGCCTCAAGTTGGATTAGAATTAATCAACGAGACCCATTTGCATGGCACGGTATCCAGCAGCCACCAACTTGCGGCTTGCTCGACCATGTGCATATTCGGTGACCCGAACGCCATTTCCAGCTTTTCGTGTGTTCGCATAGATTGGAAATCCTGCGTAACGAATATCACTCACGGTAGCCGTCGGGTTCTTAATTGCGAACCGCTTTGTAATCTGACTAGCGGAAAGTGACTCACCGTCAAGGACGAGAGCTTTGAATAATTTGCCTTGCTTTGTTTTTAGATTAAACAATATATTTCTCCTGTTAATTTAAATGCTACACTGTAGCATGCCTATAGTATAGGCAACTCTTAACACATTGTCAAGAGTATTCCTACTCTGATTTAACCAAAGTCCAAATACCATACAGGATTGCGGCATAAGACACAATTGTGGCAAGTGGGCTAAAGATCAAAACAACTACACCAACGGCAATAAGTGCTACGCCGTCTAAACTAGTGCGTTCTGCAAAACGATCTTGGATCCAATCTAACATAGTTTTCTCCTTAAGGTTGAATTGGTGCTACTTCTACTACATTGGCTAGTTTAAAACTACGCCAGCCATTTTTATCAGTACACCACACTGACAAATTCTCTGTGTTTGTTTTACGTTCTGTTTTTTCTTCGTCTTCTACTACCTTTTGTGGTGGTAGCATGTCTGTGTTAAGTGTACAAGGCATCTCTCTTGTTTCACCATTAATCTTAGTAAAGGTAACACGGTATACACCTTCACTCAACATGGATTTGATAATGTCTCTTCTTTGATCTACTGTTTCTTCATTAAACTTAACTGTGTTCATATATGCCTCTTAATAGTTTCGACAAGTATAGCACAATATAAATAGAAATGCAATGAATAACTACTTTTGTGTTTTACCATTTTATGCCAAAGAATTCAAGAAGCCCGAGACTACTCCTTGTTGTCTATTACCTACAGGAACCAATGTCGAACAAGTAAAACGTGACATGCTGGGTGGCCAGCGTAGCTCCGCCTGTAGTAAATGTTGGCACTTAGAAGATCGAGGTGCTAAGAGTGATAGACAAATTAAAAATGAGATCTTTGACTTCTATGCAGACAAAGATATCAATGCCGTTGAAGCTGAATGCAGAGACGACAATTACAGCACCAGAATCGTTAAACTGCACACATCCAATCTTTGTAATAGCACTTGTGTAACTTGTAATGGTCTTGCCAGTAGTCTTTGGGCCAACCTCAGAAGTGACGATGGATCATATTTGTTAAACGAAACCCAGGAAAGATTGCGTAGTCTGGACCCAGATGATAATGCAGGTGCTAAAGTTTGGTCGGAACATTTAGAATGGTTAAAAGGTAAAGCACAACAAAAAGAAACCTACATTAACTTTGTACCAAAAAATGTGTTTGATGATATCAATTACAAAGATCTAGTAATGTTGTCATTTGTTGGAGGCGAACCTCTATTAGAGAAGAAAAACTTTCAGGCATTGGAACAACTATTAAAGCACAATAATACCAACTGTTTTATAAGTTTGGTTAGTAACGGTAGTGTTGTGCTGACTGATGATCAAAAAAATATATTGTCACAGTTTAGAAATGTTAATATATGCCTCAGCATAGACGGTATAGAAAAACGCTTTGAATATATGCGGCATCCGTTGAAGTGGTCAGTACTGCTTGATAATATTAAATTCTTTAGAGAACTAAACTATATGTTGAGTGTAAGTTACCTAGTTAGTAATGTAAACGTTATGTACTATAAAGAAACTGTTGAATGGTTCAACAGTCAGAAGTTACCTTTCAATCATAATATGGTTTTCGATCCTCCTTACTTCTCTCCATATGCACTACCTATAGAGGTAAAAAATAGTATAGATCTTTCTTCTATACCCAAGGTCCAAGGGGGAAAAGACTTGGCTAACTTCCGTTTGGCTATTAAGGAACTGCAGGAACAAGATCGATTGAAAAATATAAGTCTAAAGGACTATATGCCTGAATTCTATAATATAGCTAAAAGATATCAAGTTTAATAGTCATGTTTACCTTTTAGTTCGCTTAACAAAATACCCTTGCTTCGTTCTATGTCTTCTTCATGCTTAACTTCTAACATAGTATGAGCAAAGATTTCAACAAAGTCCACAATTGCTTGCTTGCCTTTGTCCGAAAAGTGACTATATTCTTTACCAACTGAGCTGTGGTAATAGTAATCGGGGTCACTTACTAAGTCTAGTAAGGCCGCGTACACAGTTAATCTAAGCAAAGGTTTATCCATTAATTGATACCTTCCATAAATTCGGTAGAATTTCTTGCATATGTAAATTGGTTTTTTGTTTAACCAAGTCAATTAGTTTAAATTTTAAATGATTATGCAATATTAATTTCGGATCGAAGTTCAGTACTAATAAACTTTTAGTCCACGTGTTCAGGAAATGCACAAAATCATTTACGCTTTTGTATTTCAAACTTACTGGATGTCTAAGAATTATCGGATCAGAATCACTAATATAAGCAGGTCTATGCTTTGCTATATTATTTTCTATTAGGCAATCATGGTAATACTGTTTAGCAATAGTATCAGACTCTATACAAGTTGTGTTGAAGCCAAAGTCTTGTAAATACCATCCCGCAAAGTCAACCACAGTGATATTTTTGTCTAGAATATTATTTGTAATCCAGATGTCAATATTATCCAACGGAAAAGCGGAACCAAATCTGGTCTTTCTCCATAGCAACACGCTAGGTCTTGCAATGTGAAACAGTCTGAACTGTTGTGTTCGGGAAAGACCACCAGCAGTAGAGTAGGATTTTATTATTTGCATAGGCCGTAACAATCCATTGGATGTGCAAATACCATATGGTTACCGTCGACCCTATTAAAGGTGTGTAGTCTTTTAAACCTAGGATCACAATGTTTCATAATTAGGTCCAACGATTGTTCTATGCTGTCAGGTAACTCGAAGTCTATATTATGCTCTCTAATAGTAAACCTATTAATACCAACATAAGCCGTACTGGCATTTTGCACTAAGTTTCTAATCCTGTGTACCAACGTCCTAGTAGTCGTTACAGCAATGCCATTTCCAAAAACAATTATGCCGTTGTAATTAACTTGTTTATCAATGTTTACGTGTTTCCTACAAATATTATAGAAAAGTCCTTTTTCTGCTCGCCAAGTCCAATGTACACCAGGGAATTGGCTAACAAAGTCTAACATTATTTTTTCCTGCTCTAGTACAGTATCTTGTTTGTATTCATTGAGACTCAGTACTTGGCGATCTCGCCAAGTATCCAGATCTGGGTTATTATGTCTTTCGGGTATCATTGTGATAGGTCGGGCACTTGCCGTTTCTGACAAGGCCCATTGCTTACTTAGCCATCTAAATCCATTGGATCTCCGTCTTGCGTTTCACGTAAGAAGTCTCGGTACTTCCATTGCACCATGCCAATACTAAGGTCCACTATGATAGCAACTGCAAATCCAAAGAACCAATACGCAGGATTTCCAAATGCCAATGATCCAAAGAATGCAATACCAATAAACAACGACATCCTGGTTACTTCATCTCTGAGACTGATACCACCGATACACCATTTAATAAACTCAATATACTTACTCATACTTTTTCCTTAATGTTAAATCCACGGAATCTTAAGAACCGTGGGAATCGTAAACTGAAAGTACCATCCTGATTTTGTGTTACTGCGTCAGCACGTACTTCCACCAAATGATTAATAATAGAATCTCGTCCTTGCCAAAATTCATCGCGGTCAGCATCTGTGAATCCACTTCCCACATTAACTTGGATTTCCTTCCCATCATCTTCCCCCTGACAGACAAATGCACCTAGTCTGCCTTCGTTTCTCCCCGTGCCTTGCTCTATCTCAGTTACTTCTAAGGTAACTTCAATAAACGGTTTGGCTTTCAACCAAGCATGACTGCGTTTACATTCATAAGGTGCATCTATGTCCTTAATCATTACGCCTTCGTAGCCACCATCCACAGCCGCTTTATTAAGTTCCACAAAACGGCTTTGTCCTTGTTGTGTATTTAAATCTAAAGTTTCCCAATCTAAAACTTCTACATTAGGTAACTGTTGACTGTTTGACTTGACCCATGCTTTAACCATAGCACTTCGCTCGTGCTGTGGCTTGTCCCACAAACCTTTACTAAAGAACCCTGCAGGGATCATATCAAATAAGTGTAGTACAGCATCATTTGCCGCAACGTTATCTTTGCGGTGTACCTGTTTCATTAAGTCTTGGAAGTTAGCACTCATTACTTCTCCATCTAACACCATAGGAATATCAAATGACACTTGTCTGACTACTGCACTGATCTGTTCGCAGATATGTCCGAAGTTATGAAACTGTTTACCATTACGACTAAACATTTCAACAACGCCATTGGGCTTTACAAAAGTAATAACCCTAACACCATCTAGTTTAACTTCAATTTGTTTTTCACCAGCCATCTTCTTTTCGTGGTTGGCACTGTCGTGTGCTAGTTGGCAAGTGAATACCGGTACAGCATACTCAGGACGCTTTTGTTTTTTAGCCACGGTGTTTACTGTCTTTTCTGACACACCACAACGAAGATCCTTAATAAGGATACGTCTATAGAACTTGTTCCATTGTTCTTGTGTAGCAACATCCATGCACAACTGAATAGCATCACGTGCCGCATGGCCCGTAAGAACTCTGGCATTGAGCTCATGTGCTAGGTCTAAGAAAACGTCCCAAGTTAACCCTTGTCCTTCATTCTGGCTTTTTTCAGGAACCTGTTTAACACCAAATGTGTATAACTTGTCCAAACACATTTTAAGACCCGCAAAGAACTCGTCCAAGCCTTGGTTCATTGCGTCTGCCAGCACAGCCTCTTTGGCAAGTCTGCTATTGTCTGCTTCTAGCCTGGCAATAATGTCCTGTGGTTGTGTTCTCATCATTTCACATCCAGTTGCTTTTTGATATTGATTATGGTCACCGCTCATTATTCAATCTCCCACATAAGAACATCACCCTTACCTGTAAATACCCACCAGGCCATTTTTAATCGTTTTCTGATATTGATCCCGGGCCAACTCATAGGTCTCACACATTTCCAAAAACCAAGACTATCAGGACTGCGGACACTCCAGTTGTTGATTTCATCAGCGACATAGAATCTAGGTGTTCTCATTCTTCAACCCCAAGATGTTCTTTAATCATGTCACCGATATCTCTAATACTGGATCTCAGCCATTCGCCGTCACTGAATTTTGACGCACCTACATCAATAAACATGACACATTCCCGAACAATCAACTCGGCGAACTTTTCTAATTCTAAATATGGGGTATTCTCAAGCGTACCGTTTCCATATTCTGCGGCGTGGTCTTTGAGTATTTCAAGCATGCCGGACTTGTTAGCAATTTCCATAATTAATTCTTTATTCATTTTATTTTCTCCAAGGTAAACGATTCGTTTGGATATTCTGGAGTGGGCACAAACACATATTCCGTTTTTTGTTTGTAAGGGAATTCAATCGGAACAGCTGATTCCCCGTTCGTGTAGGAATCCTTAGACACTTCGCCGCCATCATCCGCATACCATTCCCAGAAAACTTTTCCGTTTATATCATAAGGTTGTCCGCTGAACCGATCTGGTTGTTTGAACACAGTTCCGCAACGTATGTTCTGATACATACCCTCACCAACCGCAAGCCACTCCCAATCTTCACCTGTGAGTGGCTTGAGTGGCTTAAATTTTGCAAGTTCCGAGAACAATCCTATGGCGTAAGGTGCCGATGACCCCGAATGTCCTTCGTCAGAAAACACCTCTAATAGTTTCAACACGTTATTGCAAATCGCTTCTTGCATCTCGTCGCAATATTTACCGTCAGCGTCTAGCCAACCGGCGGCTCGAAACTCTCGCTCTGCGTGTAATTTATAATTACTCATTTTATTTTCTCACAATCTTTCCATTCACCGAGTTCATTGCTCATTATCTTTCTCCCTTTGAAATCATTTGGTCACCTCTCCATTCACCGACATACTGCATACCACTGCACCTGGGTCTTCTAGCATAAAGTCATTCACAAGCTCGTCAAACTTGCGTCCATTTTGGTTAAACTGTAGTGGAGTTGAGTAAACATGCACGGGCTTATCCTTAACCTTGTAGGCATACAGTTTGTTGCCTTCAACATAGTATACATGATCAGGTGTAGTAAAGTCCTTGTACACTGTTTTTTCTCTGAGTGCCTTCATCTTACCCCATCCTAACAATAATAACAAAAAGAATCAAAATCAAAACACCTAATAACAAACTACACAACTGCGACCCCTGCTTTCTTTGCTTCGTACTCATTGTTGGGAACAGTAACTCTTTCGTAGTCTCTAACTGTGTCCCAACCTGCTTCAAGTAAACAGAAAGTGCCTGGCTTAAAATAGTAACTGGTATCGTCATCAAACCTAATGTGCATCAAATCAACTGTATTCAGTAACATATGATTCTCCTTATTTAGAACATGCATATGGTTTGTCCCAGTCACCTACATTAATAGACATGTAGTAGGCAGTATCAAAATAGTCAACCTGGGCGTCGGATCTATCATAGTGACCAGTTCCTTTATGGTAACCTTCACCTTTAATAGGAGCAGTCTTGATGATCTCAACAATCTTCTCAAAGAACTTAGAGTGCTCACCGTATCTGTTAGTGTGGTAAGGATTAATCTGCACATAGTCATTTCTATATTCACGTAGTAAAGCTGAAAAGTCGGTAGGCCCTTGCTTGACAGTAACTGTAACACTCATGCTACCAGTTGCTTTACGAACACCAAACTTGAACTTAGGAAAGGTTGCTTTAAGTTCGTCTCTGATTGCTTTAACGTCTTCTTTTGAAATGTATGCCATCTTGTTTAGCTCCTTACTAGTTAATATACTTACGTATTATAGAGCCTTTTGGACAACAAGTCAACCAAAGAAAATCCTGTAAAGACAAAGACTTACTAACAAATTTTTCTCTTTATAATCAACGACTTACAAATATCCTTGTTCAAAGTTATAATCTGTTGTGAACAACTTTACTTCTAGTAATCGCTTACGTTCTATAGCATCAGCAACCATGTTCTTAACATCGTCCAATGTGACGTAATCGTTCCACCATTCTGTACGCCACTCATCCACAAGCCAAATATCGTCTATAGTATATTTCTTAAACTGACGTTCTAGTGCTTTACACTTCATCTCGGGACCAGCATACAGCAAAGGGAACGCTATTAAATCACCACTATGCGCACTATACTGTTTATTGCGTTCAACATAGTCCTTAGCAATACCAAAGCCAAGCCTACCACGTAAGTTCTGTACAATGTAGAAGTAGTAGTTAGTCATTACGCCGCCTTTGCGTATTCAACGATCTCATCACCAAAGTAAAGATGTAAATCGCTATATGTGTCTAACAACAACTGCGGAACCCGTTCAGTGCCACCTAGTTCTTTGTATAACTGTAACAGTCCAATGATATACGCATCGTCTCGCCACGGCATAGCTTCACCGTACTGCTTTTCAGTGAACAGTTTGAATGCTTTATGAACTGCTCCTGCATAACCGTCCAAGTCAACAAATATATTTTGTATTAAACCCGCAATCTCACGCAAAAACTTATCCGTAAGTTTTGCTTTATTTTTTGCAAGTTCATCAAGCATAAAGAACAATGATACGTGTATATTGTCTTGATGAAAGTATGTGTTATGCCATTTACACGCTTCTTCGATGACTTTATCGCTTCTTGCTTTAAAGATACCCACGTTAGTAAACGTGCCTGGATGTTTGTTTAAGGCACTCTTTTCTTCAACAGGATAGCAATCATACTTTTCTGCAATAGCTACCTTACGTTCTATAGCAACATCCTCTTCGTCGTCTGTGTTCTTGTCAATACGAACTACATAAACGCTTGTGCGCAAATCACTGTACGCACTTTGTCGCTTCTTACCTTTACCGTTAAGAATACCAAACGCCTTTCTTGCAAAAGCCAAATCATCTGTTTCTACGTAGAGTACATTAACTTCAAAGTCACGCCAGTTATCTGCATCAACTCCTTTTACAAGTCCTGCTCTGATTAAAGATGCAAGTACTGTAGCAGTGTGCTGTCCATCTATACTCAACCATTTACCGTCGCTAGTAACAACACAATTTAGTGCCTGCACCAACTGCTCCATAAATCTTGCAGGATCAGCAATAGTCTTAGCACAATGTTTAGCGTCTAGTTGTCGTTGAATATCGTTAGCAATGTCCAGTTTGCCTAACCCCATTCTAGCCACCTTAGGAAGCAGATTTGGATCCAGCATCTTATCTTGTTCTTGCCACTGTTTAATTAATTTTTTCCAAGCATTACTGCGCTCTAGTGTTTCAACCCTATCAAGTAGATCTACCACTTCGTTGCTAGCCTTTGCTAACGGATTTAGAATCCGCATAGGGTTAGGCTTTCGAGTTATATCTTTGTATTCTAAAACAAATTGTGCCATACCAGCTCCTTACTAGTTAATATACTACGTATTATAGAGGTTTTCGGACAAACTGTCAATCAATTTAATCTAACCTGCTTCCTGCGTAGCACTTGTCCAAGCCCAGCTTGTCTTTTAATAAGGTAGCGTATGCGTCTGCACCTGCTCCGCTAGCATCAACGCTCTGGCCCATGTACCACTTGTTCCACAGTTGCAAGGAGCCTGAGTAGCTCTTACGGAAGCCCACTGTCTGCAGGGCCTTGCCCAGCTTGCTGTTGCTACGTACGCCGTAGACATCAACCCAGCTGAAGCCACAAGCCCCACCGTCGTCACCGTTAAAGTGACTGTTAGCAAACTCCTGAGCCGCCGTGTTAGCCGCTTGCAGGGCTTCTTGGTGCACCAGCTCTACATTGTATGTTTCGATCGTTGCAGTCATCTTGTTTAGCTCCTTACTAGTTAATATACTTACGTATTATAGAGCCTTTTGGGCAGATGGTCAACCAATAAAATTGTATTGTTTTTCAAGGAGATACACGCTATCCCAACTAGTAAGGTCCTGTTGATCTATGCTCCATTTCCTACGATCAAACAGATCATGTGTTAGCTCGTACACATACAGTAGGAATGCTACTGACCATTCTGTACACCAGTTCTGAATAGCCCAAAGATTAACCAAATCTAGCATTGACAAGGGTTTAGTGGGGATAGACAACCGATACTTGAGTTGATTACTCCAGTATTTGTTAAAGTATCTATCTTGTTCTACAGTAAACTGAACGCCTAATAACTGCTCAACAAACGGCTTATTAGACAGGTCTACAGGGTCAACACAAGGGTATTCTGGCGTATGCTTGGTGTAGTGTTCATACCAATCTTGGATCTGTATATAATGGTTATCTACTGCGTTAGACATGCTTAAAGATAGTTTTTTATAGGATATATTATACAGACAGTTGCCAACTTGTCTACAAGGGTATAGTTGTATTAGTTTAGCAGTGGGAAAGGTGTTCGTTATAAGTTCACGATCGTAGTTGTGCGTTATCAGCACTGTGTGATCTACTAGATCCTGTTCTAGTTCTTCATACCAATTGTCCCTACCGTTAATAGGCAGAGAGTAAGGGTCACGATTCGTGTCAACACGAAAGTCTGGTTGTGAGTCTAGATTTTTGCCGGCATACAGTCTGCCTAAAAAGTTTCCGCCAGAACCTTCGTAATGGCTTATTACCAGTTCAATATTGTTTTTCACATTTTACTGGTTACTGATGTTGAGCTTAATAGCAGATATAACAAAGTCAATATCTTCGTTGCCTGTGTTGTTGAGACCAGCGGCGTCACATTGTGCTTCTACAAATCCAATTGTGGCTCCTTCACCAAAACTGTTTTGCCATAATTTATGTAATAGATCATGCTTATCTGGATCTGACTGTTTAATTCTGTCTAGTGTTTGTATAGTAATACCCATGCCCATTTGAATGTCCTTTATTCGACTTGTTCCGGTAATTCGTTTATTATACCCTGCGCAGAGCCATCATTGATTATTTGATCGAACTCGTTCATAATATTTAACAGTCTTTCAAATGCATCTTCTGGGGATATTTTAGGTACGCATCCTGCCGCTATGTTTTGTTCTTTCCAATCTTCTGCTCCCATCATGCACTCGTATTCGTTGTCGTAAACGGCCACAGGGTTGATACCTAGGTTGGTTACTAGAATAAGTTCATATAACATAACACCTCCTTTGAGTATATACTATATGGTATTACTACCCTTGTGTCAATTTAATTTTCACCAATTAAGTAATAAGGTTCAATCTCTGGCAGAACGTCTACGATATTACAACCGCGACGTGTGTCTAAGGTCTCGGTATGTTCGATTGGTAAAGGATATTCCACAGTCATCATTGCATTGCATATTGCATCTAGTTTGTCTTTTAACAATCCATTGACATAGTACGTGCTATGCTTTATTTTGTCTATTGCTACTAATTTGAGATCCTCAGGTAGAGCACCCACATGATTCTCAGGTTCTTGTGCAATGCATAGATCCAATTGGTACGGTTCTTTGAGATAACCGTTACCATACAAAAAGTCTAACGTTTTAGGTAATGCAAGAACATTGTACCACATGGTAACATGATTTACTCGCAAGTGTACGTTAGGCAAATTGTTAACAGTATCTAGATTCTTAACTATCTGGTCCCATTTGCTACCCCACCTAATATACTCCAATAGGTCGCCTGTGCCGTCCATACTAACAGTAAATGTCACGTCGCGGAACTTGGGTACGTAGTCTAGTAACTTGTATCCATCGTAATCCAACTTGGTTAAATTGGTAACATACATCACCATAACATCTGTTTTACCAATGTCTATTAGGTGATCCAGCATCTGCCAGTGTTCTTTCTGGAACATAACTTCACCACCAGCAAAGTATATGTCATATAACTCATCCAATGGGCCATACTTACTGATCATGTCGGACCATTCTTCTGACTCGTGTGCTTTGACTATGTGTTTACCATTGAATCGTTTATCAACTTCTTTTGCCCAGGTATGGCTGTATTCTGGACCACACATACGACAACTTAGATTACATACGTTGCTAAACCTAATGTCCCAATATCGCATGTTAAAGTCTTTGAGACTACCATCTGGATTGGTCATTTCTTCAATCTCGTCCATGGTGATCATTTGATCCAACATTGTGTTCTTGCTTTGTCTAAAACTTTTTCCACCATGCTTTTCTATGTCGTAACAGGGCTGGCATTCAGTAGTCTCTTTACCTTCCAACATATTAAGTCGTAACGTATTAAAGTTGTCCTGATTCATTATGTCCATGTGAGTATCATAATCTCGCATGTTCCCGTAATCAGAGGTTTGATCGCCGTCCGTTCTGCTACAATTAGCATTACAACAGGGCGAGACTTTACCGGTAGCGTCGTGAAAGAAATGCGTCCAAGGAAGGATACAGAAAGTTTTATTCATAATATGGTTGAGTATAGAGTCTAGGCTATATCTCTATAGCCCAGTTCTCAATAAGTATTGATTGAAGATACTAAGTTCTATCTGTCCAAGATCTTGTTGTCCAGGTGACGTTAGCATCAGCCTGCATTTCGTCATTAACGGACTGAGCATCTGCGTCATTTGCTACTATGTCAGCAAACCAATCTTCGCTTGGTACTGGGTCTGTAGTAAATGTGTACTTTTTGTACAACACCGCTGAATCAGCTGGACTACCCTCAACAACTAAGGTTCCTGCATCAATTAGTGGTTGCATTGCAGTATCATAAGCGCCGAATCTAGCGTTCATTGTAGATAAGTCTGAGCCAGTTAATCCTTTAACCGTACCGTAGTCTCTACATTCAAACTGTGTAGTAGTAGCATCATCATGTGTGTATATTAAATCATTAGCTATGAATATGTAAGCCATTTGTTTTCTCTCCTAAAGCATATATATAACGTATTTATTATTTTTACTGTACATTAGTAATAGTTGACCATGTACACATTTTATGCTTGTCGCCATATGTGCCAACTTCTTTGATGCAGGGATCTTTTTCATTGACGTAACTATTACCTGATGCTCCTGGAGCATGGTACCTAATATTGGGGTCTTGTGTCATTATAGTACCCCATTTCCACATAATACTAAAGTAATCATCACTGAAGTCTGGCAACTCTGATTCATTAGGATACGTAGATTTTAATAGTGGTACTTTAGGGTAAGACTGTCCGTTTATGTTAACGGTTCCTTCTATTGTTTCTCTTTGTACTTGGTATTTGCCTAAATGGGCCTTTTCTACTACGTTTAATCTAGCCATGTCACTGTTAAAGTCCTCAAGTGCTTCTCCACTTAACGCAATACCGCCATACTGTCGCATAGTAACGTGAATATATGTACCATCGGGTAGTTTATAAACATATGGTAATGATTGCATCGCTATAGCCATTTTAAATCCTAGAACTAAAGAAAAAGCAGGGCCCGAAAGCCCTGCTGGTTATTGGGTAACAAGGTGACCAACCCCGGAAAAGTTTTACGCGGCTAGCGCAAACTCCTCAAAGTAACTGTTTTCATTTGCAGTTATTATAGTTGCTTGATTAACGGTCATCGCCTACCGTGCTGTCTGTTCAAGTACTCATTTACCCCGTCGAAACCTTGACACCCCCATCAACAATACTCTGTAACAAAATACTCTTGGTGGAGGTGGCGGGAGTCGAACCCGCGTCCGAAATACCTTTCCCCTTACTTCATACAGCAATAACTTGTATTTACTAGAAAAGGGCCCAGAGGCCCTTTTACTAGGTGTGTAGTGTATTAAGCCATTTCAGATTCAACTGCTACACTGCCTTCTAGTACACGTGCCTTAATGCTATCCAAACTTACTTCTTGTTTAGTAACCTTAACACTGCCATTGTACTTGGCATCTGCGGCACGGATTGCTTCTGCATTGAGCGGATCACTCATCATTGTGTCCATACCCATTAGAGCTTTTACTGCTTCACCTTTGCTCATCGCATCTGTAAGTGAAACAAGATCGATATTCTCATGCCTATCCTTAACAAGGATTTTAACACGTGTCATATCATTTGCGAAACGTACCTTAGTAACACCTTTAAGCGTAGAAACACCTGCTACTGCGAAAGTTTTATTAGTCATAGTCAATAACTCCTAAAAAATTAAAATTAAAAAACAAATAATACATCTTCGATTATACTACCATTTACTTCTTATGTCAACCGTTTTTACTCTACTGCTTTTTTAACACTCTCTTGGACCACACCAATGCCTTGGTCAACTTTTTCGGCAATAACTGTAAACCCAACACTACTAATAATGATACCTACTACAATACCTGCAACAAAATTAATCATTCTGTGCCTCCATATCGTAATGTGCCATTACTCCATTCACCATACTAACTGCTTGATCCTCATCGCACTTGAAATACTTCATTACTTTACAAACTGCTTCTTCTAAATCTTGGGTTGGTCTCATAAGTACTTCTACCAAGTTTATGTCGTATTCCATATTGTATGCCTCTCTTGCTAGTTAATATACTTCGTATTATAGACTCTTTTGACGTAAAGGTCAACCAAAATATTATGCATAGTCTAGAGCGTTATCGTTGTCCTTTTCCCATTTGCGGCCGATCTTTTCTACCAACTCGGTACTGATACCAAATTCTTCAGCAATTTGCTCAACTGGAACTTCAGCACAATACATGTCAAGTACATCTGTTTCAAGTTCACTAAAATAACCCATGTTTACTCTCCTATTAAAATTAAACTACAGAAACTAACTAGTAAACCCTTTGGCCATTAACGCTTGAAGAGGTGAAGTAGCTTCTGCGGCTTTGAAGTATTCTTCACACCTAAAGTTTTCAATTAAGAACTTTTGAAAGCGGCGCCTTTGACCTTTGTTGTTTTTGAACCTAGCAACAAATTTTGGGTATCTCTTACCTTCCCAACTAGGATGTGCGTTTGGATTTACTTGCATCATCATTTTGCAACCGTTATAGGCACCGGAATAAGTTAGATAGTCACCGTCCCAGTTAAAATCTTCTTTAGCAAATGGTGTCATATTATGCAAACTCCTTATTATGAAATAACACAACCAGGATATCACGAACTCTTTCACGGTCTACACTATCACCATCGCCCCACATTTCTGGGTAACGATTACACTTAACTTTATATAATGCAACCGCATCTGCGACGTCCTCTATGGTAACACCCAAATCGTAAATACCACCGATACCGTAAAACTCGTAGCAGTAATTTATAAATGTTTTTTGTTGTGTCTGTGTCATTTGTTAGCCCTTGTTACTAGTTAATATACTTACGTATTATAGACTATTTTGGACAACAGGTCAACCGTTTTTTAATTGGAGTGTAAGTTATTGATTTATAAAGAGTTTTATTTGCGGCCGGACTTCATATTGGCGCACCAATGATACATTTTGGCACGTTCGCCTGAATACTTCTTGGCTTTTGCTCGTAAACTAGTGACTGAGCCTTTGCAACTAGCACCAGACTTTTTAACTCTGCCTGGTCTGCTTTTGCCTTTTACTTTACCGTCAGCAAAGTTTTCTATTACAAATTCACGGGCTCTCATGATCTATCTACTTCTACCTGATTTGTCCATCCAGAGTTTATAACTTCCTCTGTGCCGTCACTGCGTACCAGTGTTACTGGGCCAGGACCTACATACTGTTGTGTAACCACCCAGTCATTGGCGTTGCGGTCCCTGCCACCACGCATTGGTGTTTCGTCTGAAGTCATGTAGCCTAATTCAGCTAGTTCACCAAAGCTGTTCATTCGAGCAGACCAACCAGCTGGCTGTACCTTGGGTGCTTGTCCACTGTCTATAGCGGCTTTAAGTTCTTCTAAACTTAGTTTTTGTGATTCGTACAGCTCGCTTGCTCTCATTCTAACGCTCCTGGCTCTTTGTCTAAGTATAGTTTCATCAAGTATCCAGCAACTGCGTCTGCTTGCTGTTCTATAGGTGATCCTGGATAACTCTGATCTGGAGACACCTGTCCTTTTTCGTCCTGCTTGTAGTGTGTTAGTTCGTGCGCAACACTGCGCATAATATCAGCAAGGTTACGATTACCTGTGTATATCCAAATCATACCGTCCTGCATATCAAAGTGTGCTGTTTTCTTTTGATCACCTGATTCTTTTGAATCTTGAAACTCTAGACGTGGCATTTTTTTGATCTTTAGTTTATCACAAGTCCATTTTACAAAGTCTCGTAGTTCATCTTCGTGATCGGATAGTGTACTTTCGTTTATGATATCTTTAATGTGCATTATGATATTTATCGCTTTAGCACTTATTAAAATTCTGATGTTTGTACCAACGTTTTTGACCAAATGTTCGCTTTAGACACATGCTGTGTTCTGCAAACGTATCTCTCCACGAAAAGAAACTAGGACCATGTGCTAAACTTTCGTGGGTGTACTTGTTATAGTTTGGATTTTTTGTTGGACGGTAAACGTCCCATTGCCACTGATGCACCATTTCGTGTGCAAGTACGTTCACAAACCACTGCCTGCAAATCCAGTTCTTATTGAGATGTATTGTGCAAAACGTGCCTTTGGACTGTAACTCGTGATACCAAAGACAGTAGGCCCAGGTTTTTTGTGGTTGTCCTAGTGTGATGTCAGGCATTGTTAGTGCGTTATCAAATATATAGTAGTTGATCAATCTATACGTATATATTGTTTCATCCATACTAGGTCGGTACATTTTCCTTTTTTGGAAAGTAATCTTTGGAAGCGGACGCTCCATTATTGATCTGAGTATATTCATTGAAAACGCTCCTACAAGTATTTAACATCGTAGGAGCGTCCAAATTATTAACTTGAGTTACTCTAGTTCTTCTAACATTGCATCAGCGTTAGCTTCAGCACTTGCTCCTACCTGCGCTCGTTGCTTACGATCCCTAAAACTGTTACCTTCTAGTAGAATCTTAAGCTCAATGTAGGTCATGTATTTGTCGTTTAGAGCAAACACTTCTTTGTTACCAACAAGTATTCCTGACACATCTACACTGTCGCACACACTCCTGATACTGGTTCTACTGTTTATTGTAGCATCTCCACCATCAATTGTTCTATAGGTTTTGGACACTTTATCCACGGTACCACCTGCTGTATCACAAATCTTGCCTTTGGCAATTTCCATTGCAATATCTTCGCTGGCTTGCAGGCTTGTGCTTTCACCTATAGCCATTGCACATGCAATTTCGCTAATCTGCGTACAACCTTTCTTGTACCAGTCTGGCTGTGTGTCTAGTACCGCTTCAACGGTATCAGCTCGCCGATCTTTTGCTTCTTCAATTTCTACCATCATAGGGTCTTTTGTTGAAGCACATGCACCTAACAACAAAGATAGCCCTAAAGCAATTACTCTAGTCATATTCTACTCCTCAATTGAGATAGTTTCAGTTAAAACTTCTTGTCTTACTTCTTCACTGGATACTGTGTAGTAACCAAGTATAAAAAGTAGTCCCAAGGCGATTAAAAATTTTGTTTGTCCTGTCATGATATACCTACTATACATTAAACTTTATGAATTGTCAATCCTTGCGGCTTCCCATTTCTTCCAAACTGTCCATGCATTACCTGTTGCACAGGCATAACCTTTGTTTTGTATTGCTACACCATCTTTGCGTATTACGTTTTCTAAAAATATAGCACAACTCATGTGAGGTGCATCATATGGTGTTATCAATTGTATTTGCCCATTTTTAATAAATCTTGGGTCAATTATTAAATCACTCAAGTTAACCACTTGTCCAATGTCCACGTACAGTTGGCGTTCTTGTTTGCGAGAGTCACACACCATTTCTGTGTTTTGTAATACATCAACTTCGTACTCATCTGGTACTGCTGTAAGTACGAACGTTCTAGCCTGATCCCGTGCTATTAAACATGCATGTGTTTTGTTAACGTGGATCCCAGTACGCTCTGCCTGTGTCCACACACCATTTACTAAAACTTTAAAGGCATAGGTGCATTCGTATACATCATTACCTTGTAGTACTGCTGATTCACGTTCGTCTGCAACAGGCAAGCCCCCAACACTTAGTACTTCTCGTCTAAAGTAGCAATCAGCATAAACACTTTGAAATGTAAAAATACAAACTAAAAATAAAAGTTTTTTCATTGACACCAAGACCTATGCTGATATTCCGCTAGACGTTGCACTGCTGTTCTTTGCCCTTTATCTATCTTGTATCTCTCATCAAGTGTTCCGTCTAACAAACTCATGGTCCAACCAATAGGACTTCTGATCAATAATTGATTTTTCATGTAGTCTGTTCTCGAAACTCTTTGAGTTTCTAACATAGCTAGTTGATTTTTACTATCACAATCAATTTCATAGTATTCAAGTTGGTCTGTTGTTAAACGTGCTTCAGTTTTTGTTATGTTGCTTACTGATTGGCACCCTGTAATAGAAACTAGGATTGCTGTGAATAAAATCCATTTACGCCGCATAGTCTATCCGATTCTAATAACAGTTCATTTAAACGTGCAACCTTTTCTCTCGACAACGCATCTGCCTCTAGATCCGATCGCTCAAGTAATATAATGTTTTTTAGGAACAGCTGGCGTTCGACGCCAGCATTGGCGCAATTAGCTTGCCACTTGTCCATATTGGACAGTTTGCTTGACTTTTCTGTTGCGCAACCTGATGCAGTTAATGAAATAGTAACCACTGCGACTAGTACAATTGCACCAATCCAATCAATCACGACTTGTGAAATGTAACTGTTTGAGAAAACGCAAGGCTGGCTTCTTTTTCAGTACATCGTGCATTGCGCTGTATGTACCGTTTAGCCTGCTGTGAACTAAGTTGCAAAATATATACTGCTTCGTCTGCGGCTCTGTTTAGTTTAGTCATGTTAGTCATTGTTTAAGGTTTGTTAATAACAGAGTTATAGTAGCATAGAAAAAAGGCTATGTCAATTAAAACATATCCTTTTTGGACAACTAAACGATAATCATGGAGTTTTGGAGATGTTATTTCTTATCTGTTGAGGCTGGTTGTTTTTGTTAATATTTTTATTCAACCAATTGAGTAAAAAATAAATACTTATGAATATATTCAAGGAGAAACAAATGCTTTCAAAGTTATTTAATTGGTTATTTAGTAATAAGAACGAATGGGAGATGGATAAAGACACAGGTCACGTCATGCTCAAACAAAAGAAATCCAAGTCAGGTGAGCTTGCAGCCTGGCCCTTTCCTGTAGCAGACGATTTTGAAAAAACCAAAGAAGCACCCAAGGTTACAAGAAAACCAAAAGCAAAAAAAGCTACAACAGCCACAAAAAAGAAGGCTCCAGCTAAAGCCAAAGCCAAAGCCACGACAACAAAAACCAAAAAGACTACTACTAAAAAACCTAGCAAATGATCACTGAGGATGTTGGAGTGTTCCACGACGGTGGTGGAGTAAGTCAATATCATTTTAACCAGTTACCTAATGTTAGGTTTAATGAAGAACGGCACTATTACCAAGGTGCCGTTTCTTTTGGCCGTTTCCTGGCCAGCAGACACGAAGTAAAACTTGCTAGTTTCCATGTTCCGTTCCCGGATCAAAGCGAATGGATGGTTAGACTAAAGCAATGTTATGAACAGGTTGATCATTTGTTTGTGTTCTGTAGTGAATTACATCGTGCTACAGCAGAACAACTTACACGCTTAGACAAACCAAAAATTAGCATATATGTGAATGGTATATTTCAGCATAAGTTTGTTCACGCAAAAGTGTATCCGTGGATGGATTGGTTTAGTCAGCCATTGCATTTCTACAAAGACATAAAACCTGGACTCCTGGAACAAAAACTAGCATCAGGATCCAAAGACAAAATGTTTGATGTGCTGTTAGGAGCCCAACGAGATCATAGAGACTTTGCATATTTCTTTATACGTGCAAGTCTTAATGTGGATCTTTACTATACAACATACTATCACAGGATTGATCAACCACTATCCCAGTCTGGATTTGATATGAACGAAGATGGTATTGAAACTATCGAAAACGGCACACTTAACCACAGTGTGGATAGGGTAAAGTATCATGGGCATGAGTTGGGCATAAGTCAAATAATACCAACCAAGATATACAATCAAACCAACTACAGCTTAATTGCAGAAACTAATGCAGAGAATGATTTTAGTTTCTACACAGAGAAAGTTACCAAACCACTTATGGCAGGTAGATTATTTGTTGCACTTGCAGGACAATACTACTTAAAGAATCTGAGAACGTTTGGTTTTAAAACGTTTGATAGTATCATTGATGAGAGCTACGATACAGAGCCAAACCCAGAGAAGCGTTGGTCCATGGCTATGCAACAATGCGAGTGGTTGTGCCAGCAGGATCCTGAGGTTATACTTGAACAGGTTAAACCTATTGTTGATCATAATAAGAATCTTATTTTTACGCATGACTGGTATAATGAGGTAAGCAGGCTACTAGAAAGCGAATTGCTTCCTTATGTAGATTAAAAAAGGCGATCTTTTAATCGCCTTTTAGTGTTTTATACGAATGTGCTTCTGCTTTGCCACTTGCGCATTCTATCTTCTAGATCTGCGTAGTTTTGTGCTTGGCCTAGGTATCTTTCTAGTGCGGCACGGTCCGAATCGTCAAACCAACTTTTGATTGCTTTAAGTATCTTTACCATACGTAGCCACCTAAATGTTTAGACCTTGATAATTTTGCTCTTGCTCTGTACTTCTGTGCTTGTAATAATTTATTGTAAAACTTTTTGAGTTTTTCTAGTAGACTTTCTATCATTCTTCTTGTTTGTAACCTCCTGTGTTGTTAAAAGAACTTGTACATGATCGATGTACAATGGTATTTATGCTGTGACGCAACAAATATTATACGTAGTTATAGCATATGAGATATGCTCTTGTCAAAAGAAATTAGTCCAGTTTGTCTTCTGCTACAAAGTAGTTAGGATCTTCGATAACATTTATTTCAACTAGATTGCCTGCACGTTCTAACAACTGCTTGCAGTCTGGGCTGAGATGCACTAGGGATAGTTTTTTGTTTGCGCTTATGTAACGTTCGCTTAGTGTATCAATTGCTTCTAGTCCTGAGTGGTCAATAACTCTGCTGTCAGCAAAATCAATCACAACATGATTGTTATCCTTGCTAGGATTAAAGCCTTCTAAGAATGATGTTACTGATCCAAAGTACAAAGGACCATGCACTGCGTATACTGTACTACCGTAGTGATTCTCACGTGCTGTAACACTAATGTGTTTGGCATGTTGCCAACTGAATACCAATGCACTTATAATAACACCAACCATAACAGCAAATGCCAGGTCAGTAAACACTGTAACAGCACTCACAGTTATCAACACAAATGCATCGCTACGTGGTACACGTTTGATTATACGAAAACTGGACCATTCAAATGTTTTAATTACCACAATAAACATAACACCCAACAGTGCCGCAATTGGTATCTGTTCGATAAGTGGTGCCGCCGCTAGTATAAACAACAGCAGGAACAGACTAGCACTTATACCAGACCAACGTCCACGTCCGCCTGATGTGATGTTGATCATGCTCTGTCCAATCATTGCACAACCACCCATACCACCAAAGAACCCTGTAACAGTGTTAGCAACACCTTGCGCTACACACTCTTTGTTGCCACGCCCACGTGTTTGTGTCATTTCATCTATTAGGCGAAGTGTGAGCAAAGATTCAATCAATCCTATAGCGGCCAACACAACTGAGTAAGGCCAAATAATCATAAGTGTTTCGAAGTTAAAAGGAACTGCTGGTATATGGAAACTAGGTAATCCGCCACTGATACTTGCAATGTCTCCTACTACTCTTGTGTCCAGCGCAAATGCCCAAACCAAAATAGACACAACCAGTATTGCTCCCAGTGACGAAGGTATTGCTCCTGTTAGTCGTGGCAAGTACTGAATTATCAACATGGTTACACCAATCAGAGCCAACAGCAAGTACATGGTTGATCCTTGTAACCATGCTACGTCAACAATTGATCCTGCTAGGAATGTGTTGGCTAACCATCCAGGTTCACCATCTACACCAAACTGTTTTAACTGTGCTAGGAAGATAACAATAGCAAGTCCATTAACAAAACCCAGCATAACAGGGTAAGGTACTATGCGTATCAGTTTACCTGCTTTGAGTGCGCCTGCAAGTATCTGAATCATGCCCATGAGAACCACAGTGGCAAACAAATATTCAACACCGTGATTCGCAACCAGTGCCACCATAACCACTGCTAGTGCTCCTGTTGCTCCACTGATCATTCCGGGTCTACCGCCCATAACTGCTGTGATTAATCCTACAATAAAAGCGGCGTAAAGTCCTACCAGTGGTCCAACTCCTGCAACAAATGCAAAAGCAACTGCTTCTGGAACTAATGCTAGTGCAACTGTTAAACCGGATAGTGTATCATTCTTAAGGGAAGCCATGCGGCCAAGTATAGTATTCATGCACGTATTTATTGCGCCAGTAAACCCGATAATAGGGCAAATTTTTATTGTATGTGATCTGCTAGTACGTGTATCTGTAACAGTTGTCTACTAGTAAATTGTTTGTATTTTTTCCAATTACTAGTGCAATGGATTTGTGTTGCTTTGAATGCCGCGCCACCGCCCTGCTCGTAAGTATAGATACCATCTAGATTTAGATAGTCGCAAAAGTAATTTTCATTATGCTCGATTGTATGTTCTAAGTCTTGATGCTCGCTAATGCTACTTATTTTTTTGTTCTTTTTTAATTCCCACAGCCTTATTTTTTTCAATAGTTCTTCGTTATCAACACACTCGTCTTGCCAAACTATAGTTTTAAATTGAGGTACACTATCTAAACTTAAAATAATAGTATATCTCTGATATTCTAACCGATCTTTCATGCAATCGTCTATATGAATATCGTGACAAAAAGATTGTTCTTGGTAGGCGGACCAAATATCGTATGTTTCATTGAAAACTTGGTCTGTTATGCGTTTTATAATACTCCATTGTTCTGTATGGTCAGGAGTAACGTCTAACCTTCTATCTAGTACTTCGTTTTCTATCTCCCAGTTTACATAAGAATTGCTCTTATTTTGTTCCCAGAACATTTTGAAATCATCGCACTCTTTTAACGACAATAAGTTACTATAAGTTTTCATGTGTATATTTATGTTGATTATGTAAGGCAAAACTTGCCAAGTTTTTCATCTTTGACTCACCCATGATATCAAACCTATCGTGGAAACTCAGTGCCCATGCATTCACAGTCTGATTAGGATAGAAATCGCTATGAGCTCGCAGTTTTTGTTTTTTGTACCCTGTGTCTAATAATAATTTCATGTCGGGTAACACATCATGTTCGAAGTTATCAGGTAAGTGTTCATCACGACTGTAACTGTAGTGCATGGTTGGGCGGACACCACGCCAACTGTCCACTACACGTTTAACTCTTTCGTCACTTGGATCAATGTACTCACCTTCTCTACACCAATGATGATGTATGTCCAACACAATAGGTAAAAGGTCTGCTAGTTCAAGACAAGTATCAAGTCCATGCGAGTTTTCTTCGTTCTCAATGGTGATTATGTTACGTGCTTCTGGGCTAAGTTTTTTGTATGCTTGTCTTACACCATCTGGACCTTGCCTACCTGATATATGCACATTACATTTAAAGTCCTGGAACTGTTTACCAAAGCCCATCCATCTGGCCATGTCAGTGTGGTACTCAAACTCTTCTATACTGCGACGTACAATATCCGGGTTATCGCTTGCAAGAACAGTAAACTGGCCAGGATGAAAACTAATCCGCACATCCAAAAGGCGAGCCAAGTCACCGACTTTCGCAAACGCAGTTGAGCAGTACTCACGTACATCAGGATTCCTCCAGTAATAAGACCATTTATCATGAGTGTATACTGGAAGACAATCACTGCCAAGTCTGACCATCCGTAGCTCATCAGGTAATCCTCCTACATATTCTATTAGGTTGTAATACGACTGTATGTTGTGTACCATAATATCCCACAGTCGTTGTTCTGCGACATCACGTGTTTGCCTATCTAGCCAGGACACAGTAGTTGACTTGGTATTGAATGGACGCTGAATCTCTTCAAGTACTTTTTTCTTCTGCGTTTGATCAGGATCCAAGTACTTACATGCAAAGCCAATACGTTTTAGATTTTGTGTAAACATGCGTGTATTATACTGGTTTTTTTATCTGTTGTCAATGCGCAAATAAGTAATACATCGAGAGGATATTTTATGAATCAAATCAAGCAGTTAGTAATTGCCCTAGCATTGTTATTACCTTTATGCAGTTTAGCACAACGTGAATACATTGATGATCCTGCTCTACATATTCACGAACCAATGGACGAATTAACATTCAGGCATGAGGAAATTGATGAAGTTTTAGGTAAGCCTGGTGTATTTGAAGGTTACTGGGAAATAAATGGGCCATACATCAACAATCCCGAAGTTCATATGCGTAGAATGTTGTTCTTTGTGGATTGTTCACCAGAAAACTTTCCTGACAGCAAGCCTGTACATGTTGCTCTAAGTACTATTGCACTAGGTGACGACAGAGGCAACATGATTAAGATTTACTTGATCCCACCTGGCACTGAAGAGTGGATGGATTGGTCCGAAGTAAGTTTTATACAGCAAGAACACATTAGCAAAATTTGTAGATGAAATTCGACGGGCTGTTGCTCGTGGACTGTTGGGAAGATAAATGGATCCATGTGAGCAAGAATTACAAAGCTCGTCAGTTTTACCAAAACATTATCAAGTTCATATCTGAATATTCTTTTGATAATGTATACTTTTTCGCAAACCAAGATTATAGAACACATGAGTGCTTCTATGAACACTTTCAAAATAACATAACTGTAGTTAAAACGGTAACAGAATTAGTAGGGGAAACATTCCTAGTAGGCGGTGCCGCATGGGACATGTGTTTACATGACCCATCAAATCCAAGTTTTACAACTCTCGCAAACGCAGGAAAAACTGTTTACAGTTGCCCTAGTATTGTTGACACAGAAATGGGGTCAACACAAATAGTTACACAAGATACATTCAAGTATGATAGAAGAATACGTTGGGTCAAGCAGAATAACTTATTCTGCGTTTCTTAGTTGGTTGGAAATAAGTCGACATCGTACTTCCAGCGACGGTAGTATCTCTCTTAACCAAGGAATATCTTCGCCTTGTTTTTGTACCCATTGATCCTGCAGTACATAAGCTTCTATTTCTCTTCTGGACCATTCCTGGCAACTAGGTGCTTTACCGTACTTTGCATATTGTAGTGCATGTATCATTTCATGGTACATTATGCTTTGTCCTTCTACTGTGTTTAAATCCACTTCGTCTGCGATGTAGACTATGTTGCCCCACTGGGCGGCAAGTGCATCACATTTATTATTGCACACCACCGATTCAACTTGATCACGTGGGACTATCATGACATGAGGATATTTGTCTGACGTAAAACTGGGTATTTCTATTCCCAAATCTTGTGATGCTTGTTCAAGGAGATTCTTTTCCAAATTTTCATCTGTCAGGCCAACTCCAATTACAAAGCCAATGACAACAAGAACTGTGACCAGTATTTTCTTCATCTCTAATCCCACAAGTTCTGGAGGTAGACTCCAAACAGGCGGAATCCATTTTGTATACGAGCTTCGTGTAATTTCATTCCGTCGTGGTCATAAACCATAGTATGATTGGGTCC